TCACCACGATCCCGGAGCCTTGAGGGGCCGTCGAGACCGAGTCCTCGACAAAGAACCGCTTAACTTGGGCGAAGTCCTTGGCGCTCAGGTAGTCCATCAGCATCGAGGTCCTCGTCGTGACGTCGTGCCCGCCGAGCTCCTGCTCTATCCGCTCGGGCACGAGCCTGTACGTCTTGACCGTCTCGCCCTCCACGACCTGCCGGTAGAACTGCGGGACGCCGTCCACGATCACCATGCGGGTCCCGTCACCGTTTGCCGAGTCCGCCGAGTTGTCTTTCCATGTGTACGACAAAACGTTGGCCTTCCCTGAGTACTCGATCCTGTCGCCGACCACGCTTCCCGACCACTCGAGGTGCACGGACGCGGCCCCGCCGCCTACCCACGAGGCGAATTTCGAGCCCCCAAGCTTCGAGTAGTCTATAAAGGCCGCCGCGATCGACCCGTCCGAGGTCAGGCCCATGCGGAACGCGCACCGCCACTCGTTGGCCATCCTCACGAGGAACGCGTAGTCCGACTCGTACTGGCAGACCTTCGTCCCGGCCGTAAGCGGCTCGTTTCCGCGCGCGAAGTCGATCTCCTGCTTCACGACGCCGAGCTTCGCCATGACCGTCGCCACCACGTCGGCCCTGGTCCCGGCCTCGTACCAGACCACCGATCGGTCCCCGCGGAACCCCAAGGCCATAAACGCGCACGTGTATATCTTCTCGCCCTGCGCCGACCCTGATCCCCCGGGGGAATTGACCACGACCTTGACCTTGTTGCGCTTGAGCTGCTGGCCCCCCGGTAGGTTGATCCCCCAGCCGATGTCGAGCTTGAGGCCGGGGCGAAGGACGCGAGAATAGTAGTCCGCCCGGTCGTGGAACGTGACGGAGCCCTGGTCCATCATGCCCATCTCCTCGGTGACGTCGAGCGAGCGCACGTCCTCGCGCATGAGGACCTTGAGGTCGACGTCCGGGGACTCCACGGTGAAGAACGTCCCGTCGTGGTTGAAAAGCCCGATCACAGCGGAACCCTCAGCTTCTCGACCCGCGACAGGTCGAAGCGGGCCTCGAACAGCTCAACCTGGTTTTCCTCGAATATCTGGTACGCCTGCCCCTCGAACCCAGCCCCGTACACCTCGGGCCGGCTGGCGACCTCCTCGAGCGACGTCTGCGCGTCGCAGGGGATGGTCGTGAACGAACTGGCGCGCGGCTGAGGCGGCCGGATGTCCTTGAGCGAAACCTCGACGCCCTCCGCGGTGACGAACGTCACGGTCGGAACCTGCAGGTACCTCAATACGGGCTCCCCAGGCTCAGGGCCTTCTTGGCCGCGCCGAACGCCGCGACGGCCTCCCCGATGACGGCGGCGACGTTCCGGAACGCCTCCTCCATCTTGTAGAGTTCCGACGTCTCGTCCAGGATAAGCTCGATCTCGACCATCGTGTACTGGGGCGCCCCGAACGCGTTAACCATGTTCGCCGGCGTCGAGAAGTCGCACTTGGCGACGAACCAGACGAGCGGGACCGACCCGGTACCCCAGTAATACAGCACCTTGGGGTTGGGCGAGAACTGCCCGCGGTTGGCGGCCGTCCCGAGGAACCCCTGCGCCTGGTTGCGCAGGAGGTCGAACTGCTTGAGCATCATCATGTTGCCGGTCGGGTTCGACTTGTTCAGCACGGGAAGTGTAAAGGACACCCGCCTGTTGCCGTTTCCGCCGGGCGAGATGGGCTGGAAGTTCCGCCCCGGAATCGGAGTCTCCGCGTAGATAATGGGCTTGGTGTCCTTGATCTCGCCCTCGGGTATGGTCGGGCTCGTGATAAGCTGGTGGTTGTAAAGGTCGTAGAGGAACCACGGGAGGTTTGTCGGTATCACAGCCCCTCCGCCGTCTTGGACGCAAGAATCCTTTCGCGGAACCCGATCGCGAGGCCGCTCCCGATGTCTCGGCCGGCGCGCTTCGCGTCTCCCTCGGTGACCGTGACATAGAACGCGTTGCTCATCGTGACCGCCACGTCCCGACCTCCCCCGCGCACAGGCATGGCCTTAGTGGCCACGATGTTGTCGTCCGGGTCGGTCCGGATCACTTTTCCGGTCTTGGTGATGATAGCGTCATGCACGCCGGGTATGCCTCCGATTCCCTGCGACGCCGGGGCCGACGGGATAACCGCCCCGAAGTTCTGGCCCTGGCGCTTCGCCCATTCCTCCCACATCGGGCCGATCTCGTTCCACTTCTTGGAGACTGCGCTCCAATCGCCCTTGAGGATCGAATCTATAATCTCTGAGAGCTTCATCAGCGTGAGGAGGGACTGGACTATCGTGTCGAACGCCGCGGCGATCGTCGCCAGGGCCCCCGTCGCGAGCGTCCCTATGATGCTTCCGAGCGCGGAAAACCCCCCACGGATGCCGTCCTTGTCGTCGAGCCCGATGGCCTTGAGGAGCTGGTTCAACACGCGGAGGACGTTGTCGATCGGCGTCATGATGTTCTTCACCGCCGGCGCGAAGCCCTCGGCGAATCCCTTCACCGCCGCGCCGATCGCCCCGGCTATTATTCCGAGGGTCTGCCCCATCTTGTCGAAGACGGTCCACAGGCTCTTACCCTGGTCGTTCGCCGTGGTCCACGACTTTATCAGGTTGCCGAAGAATCCTAGGATGGACCCGCCGACGTCGAGTATCCAATCGAACGCGGGCTTGAAGTCCTTGATCAGGTCCTTCGCCAGCATCCCCATGTACACGATGACCGCCGAGACCTTGAAGGAAAGTACGTTAAGGAATTCATCAAAATTCTTGAAGTTGGATCGGAACGCCCGCTGGAACGCGGACCCCACCACGTCGAGAAGCTGCTTGAACACCCCGTACAGGGTCTTGGCGACCGTCAGGACCGTACGGAACACGTTCGCCAGCGTGGCGCCCCACTGCGCGAAGCGGGCGCGGTTGTCGCGGACCCAGTCGAGCATCCGTTGGAGCATCGGCATGATCTGCTGCCTTAAGGGCCAGAGCAGGTTCTTCATAAAGACGTCCTTCGCTATGCCGAACGCCTGCCCCACCTCGGGCATGTACTTGAGCGCCGCGCCAAAGCCCTTGATGGCCACGACGATCGACCCGACCTTCATGATGGCGGAGTTCAGGGCCTTGGTCATGGACTTCCCGACGTTCTCGGCCATGCCCCGCATCGACGCCATGCCGTCGCCTATGCGCTTGATCCCGTTGATGAAGGGTGAGACGTTGAAGTTGAACACGTTCTCGTCAGTCGCCATTCTTCTCCCCGTTCAGCCTCACCGCTATGTCCGTTGCCGCCTCGTACTCGCGCCAAGGCAGCACCTTCAAGTCCGGATATCCCACCCCTCCGTATGTTATGATCGCGGCCCTCATGCTCTCCTCGAGCAGCGCCGCGGGGGTGAACCCGAGGGCCCCTAGAGCCTCGGGGAGCTTGCGGCCCCCTGGACCCTGAGGCCGGAGGCGAAAAAATCGTTGAGGTCCAGCTCGGCCTCCCAGCGCCTGAAGCACTTCGGGCACACCCTTTCGAGCGAGGTCCGCATCCCGTAGTCCCCTGCCGCCTGCCCCACTTTCCGGGCGTCCCGGAGCTTCATCTTCTTAAACGCGATGAACCCGAAGGACGCCTTCCACGCCGCGGCCTGCGGCCGACCGTTCACGGCCTCCAGCGCCTCGACGTACGTCTGGAACTGCATCTCGATTTCGTCGTCCGGATGGGCCTTGTGGGCCCTGATGCAGTCGTCCAGGGTCGGGTGCCTCATGGTGACCGCCTCCACCCTCTCGATCAGCTCCCCGGTCTTCCGGTCGGCGAGCTCTACGGGCGACTCCAGCTCAACCTCGAAGGAGGCGTTGTCGGCATAGTCCGTCTCGAGCGCGGAGATGCGCTCCGAGCCCTCGACCTGCAGGCCGCACTGGGGGCACTGGTACCGCCCCGACACCTCGTCGTCGCCCTTGGTTTCGGCCATGCCGAGCATCGCGACGGCGTAGGCCGATTTGAACGGGAGCGCGCGGGCTATCCGACGGACCCCTGCCCTGTCGGACACCTCGCCCGCCTCCGAAACGAACGCCTCGACCGTCTCCGCGCACCAGGTGAGCAGCGCGTCGTATATGGCCCCCCGGCTCATGTCGCGGTTCACCGCGGCCACCGCCTCGGCCGAGGCTTCCGTTATCCTGGCCTCCACGTAGGTCGTCCCGTCGCAGACAGCGGGCATGGGCATCCTGTACGTCATCTCAGGAATCCACCGTCTTGATCTCGTACGGGAGGAATACGCACTCGTACTGAGCGTACTTTACCGCGGCAAAGTCCACCTCGGGCCTGGAGAGCGACCGGAGCTCGACGTCCTGCCAAAGCTGGCGCTCGTACTCGGTGCCGTCGGCGTCGCAGTAGATTATCGTGACGTCGTGCTTCTCTTTGCTTCCGTGCCAGTCGTTGAGTTTCTTTCGGGTGTTGGTGTTTCGCCGGATCTCGAACGTGGCCGGGATCTCCGGGAAGACCGTCACGCCGTTCTGGATCTTTTTGACGCGCCCAAATTCCGGGACCTCGATGACCCCGTTCTCGAGCTTGTTCTCTCCGAGCTTCACGAGCCCAGGCAAGTCGTCGCCGTCGACGAGGAACCTCGCCTTCATCGCCATGCTGTTGGGTTGCATGCCTGAATCCTCCTCGTCCGGGCCTTATGCGGCCGTCTTGTAGATCAGGCCGACGCCGATCTTTATCGACCCCGCCGGGGCCGGGAACATAAACCAGACGTCTATGTTGCGCTCGCCGGCCTGGAGCGTGGCGACCGAGTTGTTGGTCGCGTCGGCTATGACCTCGTACGCCTCCGCCTCGGTCGACACCGTGCCGTCGTCCTTCTCGTACTGGCCGAACGTCTCGCCTTCCTTGATGTTTCCCGTGCTGCCGCGCATCCACAGCCGGTGCATGAACTGCAGCATGGCCGCGCGGTCCTCGCGGACGTGGCCGATGTCGTTCGGCGTGTTCTCCGAGTCCTGTAGCGAGTCCACTCCGGAAATCTTGACGTAGTTGCGCATAAGGACCGCGTTCGCGTACCGGAACGCCTGGTCGGTCGAGAGGGTGAAGAGGTTCCTCACCACAATGCCCTTGCCCGTCACGTTCTGGATGACGTTTGCGCCCGCGGCGGCCATGTCGGTCCGGTCGTCGTCGTCGAGCCCCTGCTCGCCGTAGACGTCCGAGGCCCCCAGCACGGGGCGGCTCTTCCGGGCCGGGATCGCGTGAATCCCATCCGAGTTCAGAGACGAGATCCACCACCCCATTAGGTGCCCGACGTTCGGGACCGCCCGGTACGGCGCCGAGGAGGCGCCTGCGAACGGGTCCGGTACGGCGAGCCAGTTGTGGACGTAGACCCCGTCGACCTCGTTGGACCTCTGGAAAGACTGCCCGGCGGCTATGGCCTGCGCCTTGGTGTTGGACTGCGCCCCCACGATCATGGCGATCGGGTTGTCGCTGCGCGCCTTGCAGTAGGCCTCGAGCGCCGCCTGGTACGTGGCGTTGGAGGTCTCGCAGTTGGCGAGCCAGCGCACGGGCAGCGCGTCGAACAGGGCGTACAGGGCCGACCAGTCGGAGGCCGATGCCGGCATCGTTCCGTCCGTGCCCGAAGCGAGGTAGGTGACCGTCGTGACGTCCGCCGGGAAGACCTGCGCCGCCGTGGGGCCGCCGGTCACCGTCAGCATGGACGCCTTCATCCAGTTCGAGGCGGCGAACACGGAGACTATGTACTTCGTGGGGTCGGCCGAGTTGAAGGTGACCCACTTGAGCCCTATGTCCGTGTCGACCTCGGTGACCACGCCGTTGACGTCCTTGTAGTAGGTCTTCACCTGCAGGGCCATCACCGAGAAGGTGTAGTCGGCGGCCACGCCGGAGCCGGCGTAGTCCGCGTCGTCCCAGTAGACCTTCTTCGTGCTCTCGTCGATGGCCGTCACGTAGTGGTATTCCGAATAGCCAGTCTTTGAGAGCTTGATCACGTCGCCGACCTTGACCCCGACAACCGAGGCCAGGACTATGACCCTGGCGCTCGCTCCGGTTCCCGTCGGGAGGGTCGTCACCGCCGAGGACCACGCCGCACCGTTCGTGAGCGCGTAGCCGATCCGATTGCCGGACGTGCCGTACTGGTCTTCAGTCTGGTACGCCGCCGTGAACTTGAGGCAAGGCTCCGGAGCCGAATCCTGGTTGTTAAGGCTCGCGTTCGCCGCCACGGCGTCGGTACCCTTGTAGGACAGGACCCAGCACGACCCCGGGGCCCCGTTCAGGTTCGCGAAGAACCCGTTTAGCGCGTCCGGGCCGTACGCCGCCGGATTGTTCTGGTACCCGAAGATCGTGAGCGCGTCGGTCGGGTTGCTCACCTTGAACGCCTTTGCGTACTTGCGCTCGAAGAGCCCGAGGAGGCCCGCGACGGAAAAGTCCGCCGGGGCGACCTGGGGCTGCACCTTGGTCGGCAGGTTCTCGGAATATACTCCCAATCGCCGCATCATGCCCTCCTCACGGTGAACAGCTCGGCCTTGAAGTCGGGCGAGTTCACCTCTTCTTCCGTCATGATCACGGTCGAGCCTTCACGCCCGACCGGTTCCCATCTTATCCATCGGCCGCGCACGAGAAACTCCCGCGGCTGGTTGGCGAAGTTCGCGACCGCGATCCCCGTGGCCCTCTTCCTCTCGATCACGGGGGCAGCGGTTCGACCGTCGCCGTCCGCGAGTCCATCGGGACCGTCCTTTGAAGTTCCCATGTGCTCTCCTTTATCTCGATGTCTATCTCGTAGGTGGCCCGGGGCAGCACGTCCACCGCCTCGACGGGCTCGCCGTCCACGGCCGGGTCGGTCCACTCGAACCAGTACTTCCTCCCGTGGACCCAAAGGGCCGACCGCGCGAGGAACGCCCGGCAGAATTCCGTGGTATACCCTAGGAGCTCCGGCGATCGGGCGTCGTTCTCCAAAACCACCCGCCATTTCTCGTGCATGCCCTCGCGGTGCACGTACTTCCCGAGCGGCCCCGAGCAAAAGGTCTCGCGAGCCGCGCGGCTCGCCCTCGAGGACGGCGTGGGCGAGTTGTACCAGAGCATCACGCCGGGCAGGGTGACCTCGCGGTCGAACCTGCCTATCGTGACCGGCATGGCCACGTAGACGTCGGCGTCGATGTACTCGTACAGGAGCTCGCGGCCGTCAAAGGTAGTGAAGAACGAGCTCACGACCCCGGAGGCCGTGGCGTCCACCTGGTGCGTTTCTTGGTGCTGAACGTAGAACCGGTCCAGCCCGACTATGGTGATCACGGCGTACCGCATCACCCAGTCGTAGTTGTCCCGCACGGTCACGCCCTCGTCGCCCGCCGAGGCGGTCACCTTGCCGACCTGCTTCCCCAGGCCGAACAGCCTAGACTGCTGGTCCTGCAGCCCGAGCTTCACCGCGGTAATTACGTCCAGGGGAAGCTCCGGCCTCACGGCCAGCAAGTTCGATATGACGATCACGTCCTCGGCGTCCGTGAGCGCCGTGACCTTGAACTCGGTTATCGCCGAGAACCCGTCCACCGGGATCGTCACGGCCGTGAACAGCGAGTGATTCGGCACCTTGAAGGACTGCCCCGAGGCGAGCTCTATTGAGTAGGCCGGACCGTCCTCCATGGAGTCTATCGGGTAGCGGAAGGACTTTATCGCAAACGTGATCTCCGCGGCGTCCGAGACGTCGGCGGCAATGGACTTCACGGCGAACTTGTTCTTGCTCCCTGCAGGGAAGGATATCATGAGCGAGGCTGAGTTCCGCCCGGCCACATAGTCCTCGTGCTGATTCACCATGAGGGAGAGCCCGGTCGCCGTCCAGCCCGCAGCCGAATCTAGGGCGTCAAGTAGCCTTTCCAACCTCGGCCTCCCACCGCGCCGCGCGCGCCCGCACCTTCGCGTAAGCTTCCTGCCTCGCTCCGCGCAGGAACTCCCCGCACGCCTTCTGCATGAGCGCGTTCGGATCCCGCGCCTGAACGTCCCTGATCACCTTTTCATAGGCTCGGCGCATCGCCGGCCGGGCCGGTATCCTGACGACCGCCTTCCCGGTGTCTATCACGGCCCCGTGCTCGTGGACCTGGAACAGCACGTCGAGCGTAACGTCGGCCTTCACGTGCCGCCGGCGCATCATGTGCACCGTCCAGCCGTTCTTCTTCCGCCAGACCCGCATGCCCTTAACGTACGTGTCGGGGGCTGACTCGCCCAGCCCGTAGAGCGGCGCCGTGGGGTTCGGGTAGCCGAGCTTACGCTTTCTGGCCACCGTCGCTGGCTTCAGGGTCGCGAGCCTGAGCCCCTTGTTCTTAATCCCATTCCGCCAGTACATCACGAGGTCGTAGGCGTCGCCCTTCCGCATGAGCGAGGCGACGTCCTCGGCGAGCCTCGGGACCTTCCTGATCCGAGCCTGCACGGCCTTGTACTTCTGGCTGAACGTTATCATCAGTTCCGCCTCAGCCCCAGCGCGACGTGGTGGGGCACCTCTCCCACGCGCTCGGGGATTCCCTTGTCGGCCACCTTCCACTGCAGGCCGTCGAGCGTGACGGTGGTCCTCGTGATGTCGACGGCCGTGAAGGTGACCCCCACCCTCGCCAGGTCGATGATGCCCGCCTCGACCCAGTCGAGGAGGGGGGTCTTTATCAGGCACTCCACCTTCTCGCGTATCCCCGCCTGCTCAAGGTGCCGTTCCGACGGCCCATACTCCACCGGGAAGGCGTAAGTCTGGAGTGGAGCCGCCGGGGCTAGATGGGCTTTTATCATACCCAAGCTGTCCCTGGCGACCTCCGACTCCGCACGGAGATTGACAGTGACGGGCGTGCCATATTCTCGCGAGACATTCCTTACGTCCCGCAACGCGGCCATAGCTTCAACGCCCGTCCCTGCGTTCATATTTCAAATACCAATTCGTACATTTCGGCTTCCATGACGAATGTCAAGGAAGTCAGGGGTGTAATCTTCATCACATACTTGGCGTCGGGCTTCAGGACGAACTCCACACCACCGTACGCCTCCCCCGGCTTGGCCGACCCCGGGTTTGAACCGAAGCCTGACTGGTCAGGCAGGAACGGCACGCCCCCAGTGTAAGTAGGACCTTTATATATTTTCGACTTCAGGGTCCTAGTTGATATGCCGTTTCGGTTCATCATAGGCATCAGCGCGCCTTGTGCTTGTACAGTGACATTGGCGAGATAGTCTATTTGACACGCAGCACTCGATTTCAGCATAAGCATCAAATGCAACGGGATCTCGCCAGATTCTATCAAGTACTGCGTCACTTGGTCGGTCGTTAAGCGCTCGCGCACGCTGAATATGCGCCCCTCATGAATGAGGTAATGAATCCAATCTATGAAGACCGACGCCCCCTTGCTGTCCCTGAGCATATTCTTACTGGTGAGTGGAGATACCGCCTGCGGCGGAAGCCTGCGGGGCTACCATCGCCGCGGAGATGATCCCGCGCGAGTTTGAGTCCCAAGCCGCCGCAGATCCCCACGAAGAGACGTGACACTCGGCATCCAGGTCTATCATGCCCTGACTAATGCCGGCCGGGATCTTGAATACCTCAGTCAACGCGGTGGCCCGGTTCACCGAGTCCGCGATGAAGTGGCAAGCCTCGAACTTCTGGACGCGGTCAATCCCAGTCGCGTCGGCAATCTCCACGAGTGCGTGGCCCGCGGCGCCTATGTACGCGTGGAAGGTGCTCCTCCGGAACGTGTTCCTGGAGGCGGCCGAGTCGAACAGGAGTTCGTGCGTGGAGGTGGTGCGGGTGATCGTGTCGAGGCCGATGACGCAATCCTCGAAGAGGTTCTCCGAGGCCCCGTCCAGCTTGAGCGAACCCGCGCCCGCCACGTCCATTGTTGCGTGGCCGATGCCCGCGACGTGGCACGCCTTGAAGAAGTTGCGATGAGCCGTTGAAGAAAGCTCCACCGCGTGTGCGGCGGTCGCGTCGTTAACGCCCATGAAGAACAGGAGGTTCTCAAAGATGCAGCCTTGTCCGGTGACCTTGAAGAGGAAGGTCTGGCTGGCCGTACCAGCCGCGAGAAATATCCGGCTTCGCGGCGACCACGGGACGGGAGCGCACGCCCCAACGAGGTGTGCATAGCTCTTCGCCCAAGTGAAGCCGGCGGCCAAACTGATTCCCGAAGTCCCCGCCATGTATACGAGCGTATCGTTGCGCCCGTCCCTGAGAAGGGCATATCCTGCGGCGAGGGTCTTCTTCGCAGAGTCCGGGGCGGAACCGTCGTTGCCATCGTCGCCATTGGTCGGATCGAGCCAGTAAATGTCTCCCACCGGCCCGAGACCATCGAGGGCGAGCTTGAGCTTGTCCCCGATCTGGTAGAACTGCGCCCCAGGGCTCAAATTATTGAGCGACTGGGCCATAACTTTGGTGAGCCTGCTTCCCATGATCCTCTCCTTCGCGCCGTTCTTTGGGCGCTAATTTGATAATGCGTCAGGTTGCGCCTGACATATATTGGTGTAGGAGTGCATGCGCCCTCCTCGCCAGGGAGTTTCTCGCGTTAGTGTAGCGGCCCCTCTTTCCATAATCCCGACTGTAGCCGTTGGTCGAAAGGGAACCACCACCAGTCATGTCCGCCACGTGACCGAGCGCAAGTTCGGCGAGTAGGTACTTCATCGCCTGCGCCGCAGCCGCAGGACACGTAGCCCAGCCCACCTCATAGGTCACGCGTAGATTGCGCTGGCCCTTCCAGAAGATAGGCGTGTATGTCGACTCGTTGAAGTTTGCTTTAGCCTTGAGAATACCCTCATCGGCTATGATTTGCATGGCGTTTGGTGATAAGTAATACAGGTTTGAGTCGACGTTCGTGTACGACAGGCTGATCACCTTGTTGATCGGGCGCCGCCTCAAGGCCAGGATGCTCGATCCGGTGCCGTCGTAATATTCCGTCACCTGTACGGTCCCGTCGAACTTAGTCCGACAGACCCGTTCCAAGTACGGCTTGATCTCATTGTCGCGCTTGTCAGTGATCCATCCGTCAGTCACCGCATCATAATACGTGAACGTCAGAGACTTGGCGCCTGTGGCCGTAGCCGTATCATCAAGCGTGATTTGACCATTGGTGGGGTCGATCGTGTCAACCGTCAATATTTTGGTGTAAGCGGGTATCCCCGTGCCGGAGACGTAAAACCCAGGCTCGAGCTTTGTGGTGTCCATTCCAGTCACCACAGCCGAACCTGTGGCCAGCGTTCCCGTCAGGACTAGGGAGGACTCCACGTCCAACCCGTAGCCCCGCAGAAGCGCGCGCACGTCCGACGGCGAGGGGAACCCGTTCGCTTCCATTTATTCCTTCGGTTCGGTGTGGACCAGCGTATAGCCGCTTTTAAGAAGGTACTCTTTTAGCGCAAGGTCGTCGGTTTCAACTCGCCCGCCCTTCATGGTAACCTTCACAGCCCTGCCGTCCACGGGAATCTCGGCTTCGGCGTCCGGTCCTGAGTCCTCCTGAGCGTCCGGATGGCGAAGCGTCCAGAAAGCCTTTTCCCCAGCCACCTCTTCGGCGGAACGCAAAACTTCTCCCCGTATCGGTTCGGGTTCTGGCGTTTCTACGCGTGGAACTTTATTATTTCCTTTGTCCTTGCGCGGGACTTTGTTATCAGATATTTCAACGGCCTTAACCTCAGAAATTTCTTGAACAAGCCCTTCTCGCGCGAGCGTTTTGCGGAAGTCCATAGCCGAATCGCGGTCCATATCGTCGAAATCGATTTCGACGTATCCGCCTTTCATTACAAACTGCATAGGCTCATTATTGTGGTAAAAAGCCACCGAGCCATCGGCACCGCCTGCGTTTTTAACACGCCATTTTTCCACTTCGACCATCCTCCCCGCAGGTTCCTCCCGCGGTTCTTCGACTTTAGAAGAAAGGGAGGGCTTAACAGCCCTCCCTACTGCTACAGCCACTATGCGACCCTAAGGCCGCGGTTCTGCGCCGAAGTACCTTCGAACGCATCGATTGTGGTTAGATAACTCTTGACCAGGAACGGCAGGTTATCGTCCGTCCGAGCGAGGGGTTCCATCGTAGCCAATCCCTGGAATCGCGAGCCCTCCGTGTTGGTGTACGCCACGCGTCCCATTCCCTGAATCTCGTCCAGGTCCCACAGGAATACGTTCTCCATAGGGATACCGGCCGTCACATACAGCGGAACGTCATTCTGCATAGCAGTAGGAACCGACGCGGTAACGGTCGGCACGATGCCGCCCAAGGCAGCCGCAGCGGCCACGGCAGTGTCATCCATCTCTGTGATCGTAGCGTTAGCCGCGAGAGAGGAGATTCGGACGGACACGACGTTATCTTTGATGGTCCCGTCGCCGTCATACAATACCGCCGGCAGAACGAGGATCAACTTGGTCGCGCCCGTGGACGAGCCGTAATAAACCTTGTAGAGGAATGCGCCCGAGACCGCGGTCCAGGCAAGCTTCATCGTATCGTACGTGCCCACCGCGAGGTTGGCTTCGGCCGATGCATTGCTCTCGCCGTCCCAGGTAACCGCTGACACGCGGAAATAGGCCGTGCCAGTGCCGCCCAACCCAGAGCCAGAACCAGCTCCCGTAACCGTGACCGATCCCATGGTCGTCAGCGGCCGGCAAAGGCGGGACTCTATGATCGGGACGCTGCGGTACGCCTGGAGGCGCCATCCGCCGTTGATCTCAATCGTATCAAGACCTTGGCCGGACTGATTCTGGATCATCCGCACGTTAGTGAGAAGCCGAGAGACCAAGGAAAGCATCTCCGGGCTCATGAGGAAAGCCTTGCGGTGCCTCTGGCCCTGACGCCGGGTGTTGGCGTCGATCATGTCGTCCAAGAACTTGAGATTCGACGGTACCACGCCGCCCTGCACCTGGTTGACGCGATTGGTCGCGACCAAGAAGTCAAGGCCGGGGTACTGCATCGTGTCCGCGCCATCGTTGCCGAACGCGATTAGCGTGTTGATGTCGTAGACGTGCGACAGGAGATGGTTTTCCATCTCTTGGGCGACCACATCGATGTAGTCGCGCGACGCGTCCTGCAGGAAGTTGGTCACCGCGCCCTTGCGGCGAACGACCTTGAGGTTGCGCCCCGTACGGACGTATGTGGACTGGCGAACCGGGGTCACCGCGCCGTCTCCCATCATGCCGCCGGCGGCCGGAAGGGCCGTGACGCGGTTGAACTCGGCGTACTTGCCCGCCACCTTCTTGGGCGTGATCATCGCGATCTCGGGCGCGAGCGCCACGAGGGTGTTGGTGATCAGCCGTTCGAGGATCTGCGGCGTGAGCGGTCCGCCCGAGGCGGTCGCTGCGGTCAGCGCCTTGGTGATCAGGCTTTTAGCGGCCTGAGGGTTCTGGTTATACCTACGGAGTAGGTCCATGGCTCTTCTCCTTTACGCTTCGGGCCAGAATCCGCGCAGAGCGCGGGCGGCCTCGGAAAGGTTCTTGCGGGCGGCGTCCACGGGGGCGACGGGAATGTCTTTCCTGACCCCATTCTGGCCGGCGGCCTCGAACAGGGAGTTGAGAAATTCCTTCATCACCACCGAATTGTCGGTCGACTGCACGGGGACCGACTTCTGAACCTGATGTTCCTCTAGGACGCTCGCGACGCCCATCCCTTCGAGCATATCCTTGATCACCCGGTCCTGCTGGGACAGGCGCTCGGTTACCTGCCCGAGGGTCTTGGTGACGGCGAGCAGGACGAGGTCCCGACTTTCCGCCTTTGCCGGTCTGGCCGATTTGGCGACGGGCATCTTCCGGGACTTGGTTAGCATCCGCATAATCGCCTTGGCGACATCGTCGACGTTCTCCTCGTCCCACTCGGGGATGTCCTCCACACGTTCCTCGGCCGAATCGCTGGCCGTGGACGCGTCGGGGTCGCCCTCGATGATTGCCTTCATGACGCCGTCTTTTTCTTCCTCATCCTCGTCGTGCGGCTCGTTGGGGTTATTCGGAGCCTCCGCCGGCGTAAATTCCGCCTTCATGGCGGCCTCTTTCATAGGCTCCGCCTCGGGGGCGTATTCGGCGCCCTCTTCCGCGAGGAGCTGCTGAAGGAGGCTTTGGATGTTCATGATGGTGGACTTCATCTCGGAAGTTACGGCTTCCTTGGTGACGTCGGGCGGGGTGTTTTTCTGTACGCTAGCCTTCTTGGGCTGCTGCATGATCTGTTCCTCCGGCACGTAGCATTTGGACAAGCTCAGCGAGCTTGTTTTGCTCCGTGGCGAGGCGGACGAGCAGATCCTGCCGTCTGTCGGGCCGTGAAGACTCATAGATTTGAGACGGGCCGCCGTCGGCGGGGACCGCCTCAGACGCAAAGGCGTCTGGATGCTTCGATATCAATTCTATCATAACATCCGCGTATTCGTCAAATATTCCGCGCAATCGATCCCTTTTATCGGGTTCGCCCGAAACCATGACGGCGGAGATTTCCCGGTCGACCGCGTCTTGAACCTGGCAATAGGCATCGTAAAAGTCCCCCTCGAGGTCTTTTTCTCCGAGGAGGGTTCTCCGAACTTCTTGCGGAGTCGGGATGCCTAGCGCTTTCATGACCGCATGGGCCACGGATGTCCTATAGGCCGGTTTCTTGACGAGAACCGTCCCGGAAAGCTCTACGTCGGCCATCTGCCTTCGGCCCGACGCGTCCATGCTGACGACTTTGCCTTCCGGTATCTCGCCTTCGATCGAGAAACCGTACTTCTCGGGAGTTCCGTAGGGGGCGATCCCGTTTACCTGCCGCCAGACCTTGTCGACGGCCTCCATGGTATTCGAACCGAACCCGTCGTCCTCATCGTAGAGCCTATACCCGGTAACCCAGTCCCCCTCGGGGGTGACCTGCGAATCGACCAGTATTCCGATGTCATCGACGAAATTCACGTCGTGCTTCCCGGCGTAGAGTTTGACGTTTCCGGACTGCGCCTGCTTGTGGAAGCTTTTAACGCACTCCTCGGTCATCCGTTCCCCGTGGCCATCCACCTGAGTTCCCGAGGAGACGCCGTAGAGGTATCGGCGCCTTTTCCCGCCCTCGTCCTTCTCCACCGCGAAAGGCGACTTGCCATCCGCGGGCGCAAAGTCAAACCTTATCTTGCTGTTCATGTTCCCCTCCCAGTTCACGATGTACATATTTGTCACAGGACGACGGCTCGGCCGTCTTCATCAAGTTCAGCGCGCAGGTCATATATCTGTTAACTCGCCAGGCGCAGTCCTGGCAGACGGGCTTTCCGTCATTTCTCGCGAAATACGTCATAACGTGCTCGTCCAACCTCTTCTGATAAGCCTTTGAAAAGTCGGAAGCATATTGAACTAGAGGATCGATCATCCTTCGATAACCTTCCAATCCTCGGCCAGGATGTCTGTCTGGCTGGCCAGCCACGGGCACTTGGCGCCCGGATAAATTGGATGGTCCGGAGAATACTCGATATAAAGATAAGGCAAGGTCATTTTGCTGTGCTCGTCGGGACGTTGCATCTTGACGACCATGCCCTTTCCGTTCCATCCCCTGCGCTGGATCGCGGCTCCAACCTTCGCGCACAAGAGTGCCTCCGAAAAGTCAACTAAAGGTTCCATCACTTCCTCCTTAGGTCCTTAACCCGCATCGTGTAGTCCGCCTCGCAATGACAGCTCGCGACCTCTTCGATGGGGGCCTGCGGATCATGCGGATGGCGAAGTTCGACGAATTTCCCCGTTTTTCTCCACCTCGAGCGCCCGGCGCCAGGGCCGGACTTTACCGTCCCGATCCTTTCGTAGGTCGGGACCCGGAAGTACCCGTCAAGCGGGACGGACTTCCCGTTGAGCGCATGGTGCCCAGGCCGAGGGTCTTTGGATAGCTCGGGGTGATGGACCCAAGTCTTCATCACCTCGAAGCCCTCCCGGTTCTGCTCGGCGAGGCGGGCAACGTATCCGTGTTTAATCTCGTTCACGGAAGCCCGTATTTCAGTGTCGGCTATCGTTCGGCAGTTCGGCGGTATGCCTATAGAAGGATCGCGCTTGGCGTAAGAGGCGAATACGGCCCGGACTTTGTCTTCGAACTGCCGGGAAAGCTCCGGGTTCATCCGGCCCCGTTTTTCCCCTCGGGCGCCCTGCATAAGAGGTTTACCCTCCGCCATCCAATCCAGAACCGCCGTCCTAAGTTCTCGGGTCAGAGAAGATCGCAACCTGTCCGAAAGGAGCTTTCCGCGGTCGGCGGCCTTTCTGATATGCACGGATCTGGCCGGGAGAACTTCCGAAAGATCGGGCACGCGCAGTTTCGTCCCGGTTCTCCGTTCGGCCAAGCGGGCTTGCTTATCGAGCTTTGCCTTCTGAACTTCGCCGATTCGATTCGACACCTGCTGAGATTGCGCGGCGATCACCTCCGTCATAAGCGATCGGTACGCGCCGCCAGTCCAACCATACCGCTGCATCAAGCGGTCGAGATGTACCTTAGCCATGATCGGACTCCTTGTAGCCGGGGAACTCCCGGTCCAATTCGTCGTATATGCTTTCCTCGTTTGACGGTTCGTACCCGCCAATTCCGTTCGGAATCTTAAAGACCTCAGTCCCATTGGTCTTGTAAAAATGGACAAACGGAGTTGTTGGAGATACGACGGCAAAAAATGCCACGTCCGGACTAAAAGATATGCCTGACGAATTCCTATTTTCGTTCATCGGTTTCCCATTCAACAGCCTTTTTAACCACCGCAAGATGGCTAAGAATATATGTTTGCTCATGCGCCCACCATTGTTTCTGGAGCCTGGCTAGGTTCATAATAAAAAGGGGCGAAAACATTCATGGAGGGTTCGGGCTCCTCGAATTGGTATCCTTCGAACAATTCCAAGGCTCGCTTCCGGATTGCCCATTCCCTGTTGATCGCAGCCAGTTCATGGACCAGCGCCGTTCTTATCTGGGCTAGCAAGACGCCTATCAGATCTTCTTGGGGCCGCTTGATGATCCGGGTTTCGGCCGCTTCCACCTCGTCCGACTTCTCCTTGCACGCTCTAAGCTTGGCGTCTTTTTCGGATTCCCACCCGGCCCGAGCGCTTTTGATCCAATCCCGCACGTTTACCTTTCGCTCTATCAAGCACGACGAGCAAGCCGCCGCAAACAATTCCCGAGCGGCGGATTCGAGGTCGTCCGGCATGGAGTCGTCCCCCGTAGCATCGTATCGAGCACGGCGCTCGGGGTCGGACAGTACTTCATAAGCGACGGAAAGCCGCGCCATGCTCGCTCCGTCTCCGCCCGCATCGGGATGCCGTTCTTTAGCTTGATCGCGATACGCCCTTTTGATCTCCTCCGGGGTAGCGCCACGCGGCACGCCGAGCTCCGCGTAAAGGTCCGATTTCATGCCTACCTCATCCCCTGTTGAGATCGAAAATCTTATCTATCGGCGGCGGGTCCTTTCTGGTGTATCTGGGATTTTGCTTGACCCACCGTACGCCGAGATTAAACCACGCTCTTATCCGCGCCAAGATCGAAAAATGCCGCCTCTTGTACGTCTTGTAAGCGCTCCTCATTTCGTTCCCTCCAATTCCGCGGCTTCCCGCTCGAGGCTCATGGCGTGCCGCATCCAGATGTCCATCATCCCGTCTTGAGTTATCGCGGCGGCGGCCCGGCACCTGCGGGCCTTGTTCTTCAGCCAATCGGCCTTCTTTCGGGCCATGTCTTCGAAGAACACGTCGAGAAGCCTGGATATTCCCTTCATGATCCGCCTCTTACGGCCACCGCGAAGGGTTCGTCCAAGGGCTTCACCTTGCACTTGCCCCAATGGACGGGGTCCATCCCGAAAATGTTTCTTACGCTCTCCATGGCTTCCTCTTGTGAAGAGGCTATAGCCACGGCCAATCCCGACGAGTAATCCGAGGCGAAGTCATCCCACACATAGAGCTTTACGGCGCCCTCCTCACGAAGTGGCATAGCTTCTCAGGCTTGCCCTCCGCGCGCATGATGGCGAGCCAGTCCTTCATCGGCATGAAAACGTCGTTGCCCTTCTGGCTGGCGTAGCCCGTCTTGTAGTCGCCCCACGGGTCGTCAATGATGAAGCCGTTGATCAGGGGATCGTCCACGTCTACATAGTCCACCCCGACCACGGCGACCACGTGGCCGGAGGTCTTCGGGAACGATCCCGATTGGACGCACGTCCCGCCGTCGATCAGGTGGTTGAGAATCTCTGCGGCCACGGCGTCAGTCTTGAACTGGACTGCGCGCGCGTCCACCCACAGGTTCGCGCCGAGCGCCAGGACGGCGTGCCATTGGTTCGGCGGGAACTGCCCGGATGGGTCTAGCCTCTTCCACAGCGCGGCGCACTCGGCGTTGCAGCGGATGAACGTCAGGAGCGCGTCCTCCCATTGCTCGTCGCCGAACGGCCCGGGAAGCTTCCAGCCCGCGGCGCACAGCGCATCCACCATGGCGGTGACGTTGCAGGCAGCCCAAGGGGTAATCTTGTTGTTCCTCTGGCTGAAGTACGGCGACTTGAGCGAGTTGTTTATGATCACGGCTCCTCCCTTTTGTTGGGGTTAATGGAAGCGGCGGGAGTCGAACCCGCGTATTACTGACGTCCTCTTCACGGGCATAACCAGCTTGTACTTCGCCGTAGTTGCCCGCCTCCCTCGTTGCCAGCGCGCCACCCGTTTCGCTACGCTCCCATGTTGCCCGAGCGTCGGTCGGACTCGCCCCAACGATGAGGCCGAGTTTACGGCCTTCTGTGCGCGGGCACCGTGAAGGCCCTTCCTAAAGGCTATGGCCGTGGGGGTCTTCCGGATCTTGATCATACTGACGCCCTTATCGCCATCTTCCGGCGAGCTGCCACTTTCCTCTCAGCTGTGAAATTGCACGGCGGAATGTGCGGCAACGTCAACGTACGGAGCAAAAGCCCGAGGCAAAGCGGATAGCTGAGTCGGGTAATCCTGTTGATACGGCGCTCTTTTGACTTCATACGAGATTTGACGCTGCCAATTCGGATCTTGGTCATGGCCTGCACCTTTCCAAAAGCTCAATCAGGGGCATCGCGCATTCCTCGCAGAGCGTGACATCCTTGCTTTCCAGCTCCTGCGTCATGTCCTCGTCCGGCCCCATGGCGCCAGCCAGCACCGCGCTGCCTCCGAGCATCATGGTGAGTCCCATCTGCCGCTGCAGCGCGTCGATCTTCAGGCCGTGGTGCTTGATGCTCGCCGTCCAGAACATCGGCAATCCGGTGTGGCCTATTTTCCTTTTGCAGCACGAACATTCAGCGTGCTTGCGGAGTTCACTTTCCCTCATGGCTTACCTCCACGAGGCGAATGGGCCATTCGATGCCAAAGTCCTTGTCCTTCCCATGAACCTCTACCCCATTAGCATAAACCGCGATAATTTCGCCCAAAGAAGGGTCGATTTCAGAAGGACAAGCCACATCGACCGTCCTACCGAACCACCCGGCCGCCACAACGGGGTCGCTCGTCTCGGTGACGGGCCCCCCGGCCACGATCGCGGCGCGGAGGTCGTTCGCCTGCCTGAACCGTAGCTTGGCGCCAGCGGCGGACAGGCCGTCGGGAAGCACCTGGCTAAATAGCCACGTGGCCGCGCGATCGGAGGCGACGTGAAGGGTGTCCCCCACGATTCCATCCAAGGCTTTTATAATCTTTTCTAATGTCAATCCGTCCGTCAGTTGCCCCCGCGCGCCGCAGGCCGGGCACTGGTCGCCGCGGACTACGTACTCCGCGGCGAAAGTCGAAGCGCAAGCCTGGCAGCACATCATCCTTCAACCTCCGGAACCCCGTCAGTCCCCACGCCTATCCTCCAGGCGGCATCGGCCCAGGCGTCCTCTTCCTCGTCGTACGAATCGCTTAGGATGAGGCCGGGGGCGACTATCAGCAGGCTTTGGCCGTCCTCCGTGTCCACGCAGACCGTGGCTCCCGGATATTTTGCCAGCACGCGCTCTTTTTCCAGCGGCGTCTTTAGCGCCCGCGCCGGCTTCCTGGTGGTGTAGCATTCGCCGGTAAGCCCCGCCTTCCCTTCCTCGTAGCCGTCGCACGGCGAATCGCAGTTCGGGCAGTTCTTCGGCACGGCGTAGGCCGGCACGCAATCGGACCAGTCGCAACCGCATAGAAAGACGTCTCCGAGCGAGCAACCGAAGCAACCTTTGTCATTCGTCAGTCCGTCGTAGCCGTGCTCCTCGAGCCATCCCTTGATGATTGACCGCGCATCCAGCTTAGACCCCTTTCCTTCCTTCGCTTCCATCCCTTCCTCCTTTTTTTAAGACTCCGGAAACTCTGTTTGATCGCCCATAGCCATCGCCCGCGCCCTTCTCACCCGTTCCCATAGCCATTCCCCGAAGGCCGCCATGCGCTTGTCGGGTTCCTGGCTATCGTAGTATGCGGGGTCCGTCGCGCGGTAGTCGGCCAAGCAGCGCTCCAACCAAGGGTTGAATTCTGGCACCTTGTAGCGGACGTCTAGGCACCGCCATGCGGCATAGGCCGGCGATTCCTTCCCGATCGTCCAAGCCTCGCGAAGCGTGGGGCCGATGTCGCTCAAGGGTTTAGACTCGTAAATCTTGTACTTCTTCGACCAGACGTACCATAGCCGGTCGCTTTCCAGGATGCAGCGGCCCCAGTCCACCTTAACGATTAGCCATTTGTACCTGTACCCTCCTTCATCCCCCTCCAGATCATCCTTGGCCTGCTTGTAAGCTTCTTCGCTTAGAATCACGCATCTGACGGCGGCAGGCTGATCTTGGTAAGGCTTTAGGCCCTGGTTAATTATCGCCCTACAGATGCGCTCCATGAGCTTTTCGCCCGTTTCCTGAATTTGCATGCCCACACGGTTCTCAATGCCCATCGTTAGCCCCCAGTCTTGGCTCGCAAGACGCGTCCAGCCCGAGGCGGGCCTTGAACGCCGAGTCGCTTTCGTCGGTGAGGAAGCTTTCCACCTCGAGCATAGCGACGCTCAGGTCGTACTCGCGCAAGGCCTTCTGGTACTCTTCCTCGCGGCCGGCCTCTCCGAGCTCGTGCCAAGACTCGACCAGCGCCCTCTTGTAGGGGGTCATCGTCTGGCAATCCCGATAGAGCGAATCTAAAGTCAGGTATCGCGTAGGTTCGATCACCTTCTACCTCTTGGCATTGACCGCCGGATTATGCCGTACAAGTTTTGATCGTGACGGCGCTTCATCTCCCGCTTCTTGCGCAACCGATTGCACGCGGCACGCTTCTGCCTTCGGCGCATCAATTTGTCGGGTGCGTCCAGCTTAGCGTCCATCGTTGACCCCCAACGGCTTGGGCTGCGGGAGGCTTGTCCAGCAGTCGAACTCCCACTCCGAATCCTTGAGCGGGTGGGGCAGCAGTCCCCCATCCTTGGGCGGCGGCCATAGGTACCATTCGCCGGCCTTGCGGAAGACGTCGAGGTGAACGTACTTGCCCCTTCCCCCGCCCCACCCCAAGTGAATGAACCATGCCGAGAGCTGCTCGTCCTCCGGAGCCTCGCTCACGAGGTGCGAGTATTGCGGCGCGGGCTTAGGGTTCGCTGCCATCCCGACGGCCTTGCCGACCGAGTACCCGCAGATCGAGATCACCAATAAGACCCCGACCAGAAGCATGAGCTTCATTTCGTTCCTGGTCATGCGGATCTCGCGCAGCGCGGCAAGAAGCAGTTCTGAAGCTTCCCCGTGTCCCGGTTGACGTGACGCGCAATGCCACAAACGTCATGAGTGAAATCGAAGTCCGGGAAGGCGAGTAGCCTTTGAAAGTCAAGGGAGCAACCCTGGTTGTTGACGGCAAGCAAGTCCATTGCCGTGCTTATGCGGTCCTTGGTGATTCCCATCTTCTCCGCCCGGATGACAATGCTTCGAACGACCTCGTGAACATCGTCCGTGGCGCTAAAGTTGATATTCTTCATGATTTCCTCCACCATGGAAGTGTCCTCAAGGGACGTCGCCGTTTACCCTCGGAATGCACATTTTGGCGTTTGGAACCAATTCCTCCCTGTACTCCGCCAAAGCCATAACGATTACTTGGGAGAGAAGCATACCCAAATACGACCACTTCAAGGCTCATTTGCGCCCTAGCTCCTTTTCCCTATCGTTCGGAAGTTCTTCCGCCATAGCTGTCGGCCCTTAAAGCCCCGCCGCGCGGAGCTTCGTATAGTACTGCGGATTCTCTTTTAGGTGGTCGAGCGCGATCTTCATGGCCCCGCGCCAGTCGTCCGTGTGTTCGAATTCGTGGAGCGTCCCGTCGTAAAGCTCCTCCGAATCCACCTGTAGGCCCTTGCGGATCTCGGCGGCGCACGCCAGCGCGCACCTGACTTTGTCCTGCGCGCTCATGGACTTCTTGCCGCTCCTGTAGTTGTTGACGGCGCCCCAGGCAATCTTCGCCGCTCGCTCCTCGCTGTAGCCACGCTTCCTGGCTTCCGCATACGTCGCGGCTAGGATGGCTTTCTCTTTATCGGATATGTCGCCGGGCTCGGGGCTTTCGTATCCTTCTACGGTTCGCGCTTCGGCTACCCCTTCGCCGGTTTGCCCGGAGGTTAGACCTTTCTTGGCGCTTCGATACATGCCGTAGCATTTGCCGGCGGCCTGCTCCTGCGTCGCGCCCTCAGCGAGGACGATCGGGATGCACCTCGATACGAAATCCTGCTCGGATTCACCTTTCTTTGGATTCGGCATGATCATCCTCTTTCTTGCCCTTCTTCTTCTTGGCCTCGGCTATCTCAGCGCGGGCGAATGCTCCGGCGACCCCAGCTACGATCGCCTCTTTCCGGCCTTCCCGCTTCCTGCATTCCCAACAGGAAGTCTCGGAAGACCGCGGCATCATCCGGCCGCACTTGCACCTGATCTGGTCGTTCAAAACGTCACCTCGTAGCGGGCGTATATTTTGGTAAAACCGCCGCCGGCGTCGGATTCCATCAGCGACCAACCGTCGGAAAGGACCGGGTGAGCGCATTCGTGCTTGACGCCTATGATCAATCCGCCGACCTGAACCCCGGCGCCTACGGTATACGTGTCGCAGAACGGAGTACCCTTAACGGGCATATAGCTCTCGCTGAAGCGCAACATCATAAAGGTTTCGACCACGCCTTCGACGAAAAAGTACGTGAAAACTGGTACCTTGACGCCCAATTGGGCATAAAAAGTCTTATCATAGTCTCCCATCAGCGTCGTGCGGGCGTCGGGGGCGTAACCCACCTCAACGAAGGATTCGGAAACGGCCTGCCCGAACGCTACCGCGCCGGCAAGCAAAAGAACCAGGATAATTGTGGAATTCTTCATGATCATCCTCCATATACGGCCATCGACCGTATGCTTATTATATTAGCACATTTTTTGCCGCTTTGCAAGTCTTTTTTACTCATTTTTCCCCTCAAAAAGGGCGTCTATCCGGGCTATCACGTCTTCCGGGAAGGCGCCCGCCTGGGCCGCTTCCGTCGTCTCGCGAAGGACCTGGTCAAGCATAACCTTGAAGGCCGCCTCGAGATCGAGCTCGAATGGCCGGCGCATTTCTTCGAATTCCTTCCCGTCTACAAGCCCATTCCGGAGGGTGACGTTCGGCATCATTGGCCTCCCCGGATCATCCGACGCTCCTCATGCTGAGCGGATTTAGCGCCGATCCGTCGGCCGCGGACGGCGATTTTGGCCTATCGTATTCGGGCTCGGGATAAGGCTCCTCCCCGGCGCCCGTCCGTACCTCATTTACCGAATACGCGCCCGTCTCCAGCCTGGCGCGCAGGAGATCCACCTTCTGCTTGTCGTTCAGTCCCTTTTCGGATTCCAGGGCGTACCCGTGCCCGAACTTCTGCGGCAGGATATCGGTATTGATGGCGTCCTCGAATTGCATGGCTATCGGCGCCCAGCCCTTCTGCTGGTCGGAATCCTGCTGCGATTCGGACGTCGCGCGCCCGGAGGTGTCCTCCGACCCCGTAAGATTGATCTCCACGTTCGATACGTTGTAGACAATGGCTACCGCGCGGAGAATCTTGTCCTGGCGCTCGCTCTGGCTTTGGAACGTGGATTCTCGCGAAAGGTCCACCACCGTCGGTTGGCCCTGCCCGCCGTAGCCAGTAAGCACGCGGATGGCGTTCCGCCTCGGCTCGTTCATAAGCGTCTCGATCTTAGATTGTTCCTCCCTGGTGAGCGGAACCGGAAGGTCTTTCCCGAGATCCTCATCGCCGAAGGGGAACTGGTCGTTCATGACGATAAGCTTCTCCGGGGCGCTCGTCCCGTCCGCCTTCTGCGCGGCCTGCTCGTCGAACATGAGGTACTCGGCCACTTTGTTCACGAGGGCCTCAAGGGGAACGGCACCGTAGGAAAGCATCGAGTTTGGGGCGTACGCTATGTAGGTGATTTCGTCGGGAAAGTAAACCTTCGGCGGGATACCGTTAAGTATCTGCACGTACGCCGAGCCGCCTCCGACAAACGTGGATCGGAACGGAAGAACAGTACCGCCCGGAAGAACATAGACGTTTTCGATCAGCCTGTTCATCCGTTCTTTGTACCAACCGACGCCACCGTGCACCATGAGATCGATGACTGTTTTTTGAACAAATTGGTTAAAATTGTCCTCAGCGTTGGGCTCATGTAGCCAATCCATGATCTCCTGCGACCTGTCGTCGTAAGCCATCTTGTTGCGGCGCTTCCAGCGCGCGAGGGCCGATCCGATGTTTGAAAAGTCTGGTCTGGCGTCTGGAAGTATTCCAAGCACGTATTTTAAGCATCGGGCTCTGATCACCTGGCCTTTGATCGTCGGCTCGGACCATTCCCGAAACAGTTCCGTCGCCATCTTAACGTGCGCTTCGATTCGATCGTCATCTTTGGTGACCTTTTTCACCGCCCATTTTAGGCCGGCTATCCGCTTCGCCCGGCCCGTCACTAGCCCAAATACGGGATCGCATTTTCGGTATACCTGGACACGTTCGTCCAAGGATAGGGTGAACAGGTTCTGTTGGATGGTCCCGGAAATTATCTCCCCGCCTCGAGCCTCACCCGATACGCTCAACAAGTCGGAAAGCGTGTATATGTTTACTCCGCGTCGCCCCTTCTGGTGAGCCGATCGCCATGGCTGCGCGACGGATTCCGCGGTGACGTATACCGTCCCCCTGCTTATGTCTGACATGCCGACTCCTTCGCGCGCTCCGCGTCCCGATCAACTTCTCGCACGCGCCGTTCGAATCTGGCCCGGGTAAACGGACCCATTGACTCCATGGCTACCGCAAGCAGAACAGCATTTTCAACCACCTGAACGGTAGCCGCCTCAAGGTAGCGCTTATAATCTCCGCGTATTTTGAGCTCTCGCTTTTTGGCTCCGTTCCCCGCGGCTTTAAGTATCTCTACATTGGTATTGGCTGAATCAACGATTCTTGCCACGTCATTTACGGTAAGCCTTTTAGCCACGACTACCTCCCTAGAATCTGCGATAGCAAGAATCTGACCGCGATGATGAGCAACCCGCCCAAGGCGCATATTCCAGCCGTCATCAACGTCATAATTATAACACCAGAAAGAACGTCTGACGACGTCTTTATCCAGTTTTTTTCCATCTTATCTCCTCATCGTGGCGAGCCTTTTAGCCACAAGCATATAGCCCAATGCGTGGAAATAATGATCTGCCCTCGTCCCTGCCCATCCATACGCGCCTTCACCGCCATTCGCGTCCGGATCGTAAACTCGGGTAAGGGCAGTCATGTGATCTACAAAATCCGGTATCGATAGGGCGTCGGCCGGAAGTATTATCGATTTTAGATTAACAGCTTCCTTGACCGCATCCAGCGCCGACGTTCGATCTACCGATACCACCTTTGCTTTCAGATCGATTGCGTCGCGCTTGCCTGCCGCATAACGGCACATAAACCAGCGCCGATACCTATACGCGAGCTTGCGGGCGAACCGTACCTCCGGCCTTTCATCTATTACGCCCGTTCTAACATCGTACCGAGATATTTCCATTCCAAGATCGGAAAGGTCTTCTATCCCTTGAATCGTTTTAATAAGAACTAGCCGGACTTTACCATCGCTGCAAAGATTTCCGACTATTACGTGCAGAACGGTTCCGACGTCCACTCCGACAAAGCATGGGCCAGAAGCCTGTCCTTGCGGATAATTTTCGACCAAATCATCAAGATCAGTTCTTGCTATGCGGACTCCCGGAGCATCGTACGCTTCGCCGAGATCGCCATTATAAAAGCGCACCATAGATTCGGGATTATTTTCTCCGGCTTCGTATCTCCTAACCAAGTCGCGAAGTTTAACGTTCGCGGAAAATAATTTCGTTATGTGGTAGCCTCTAATCGCTGCATTCGGATTTTCTGGAATCCATTCGCCTGCCCCGCGCCTATCGATAGGTCTTCCGCATTTATCGCAGATCATTCGGCAGTCGCGCCCGCTTGCCGGATCGTATTCGTCATCGGCATAAACCATCTGCCCATCTACATCTTTTATAACGTGCCGAAAGAAATTCGGACGCACGTAATTTCCGCAATCATGTTTGATGTGCCACTGGCACTTATCCGATTCGGAAAACGCGGCATCTATGCCAAATCCGGTTATAGTTGGGTTTGAGACCTTTATTTCTCTTCTGTTCTCGGGTAGCGATGCGGACAATCGTTCCCATCCCATTTCAAGATTGGCTTGATTGCATCTATCCAATTCGTCAACGACGAACCAATCAGCGGCGAATTCAGTGAACGCATTCGGAACCATTGATCCCGCAAAGCTTATCGTACCAAGACCTATCTGTTTTAATGTGACCGAATAAGCTGCTTGAGCTTCTTGTCCTTGCAGATAAGCGGAATAAGCTGGTGTCATTCTCATTGTCTTATCGAATCTTTCCATAACGAATCTTCGTACTAATTGATAATTTGGCATCACGTAGAATATACCACGACCCAATATTGCCGCCGCTAAAACTAAAACCAAAAGCCACTCGGATATTCCACACTGTGTAGATTTTTTTACAACTATGTTTTTGTGCAAATCTTTATAAATACGGATTAAATAAGGATTATTCTTAAAATCAAGACGTTTCCCTTTATGCGTGACGTGATAGGTCATCGCATTAACCATGGCTAGATTTTCAGCGGCGAGTATATTTCGACTCGACGAATATTTCATTCCCCCTCCATCTTGTTCGAAAGATCGGGGAAGAATAATGCGAAGTTTTCGCGATAAGCGGCTTCATCTTCTGGAGTCATTTTTAATATTCCTACAGCTCCTCCATGAATCATTCGATCGCGGCGGCCATATTCGTCGGGATAACGTCGCTCAAGATACGTCATCGCGGCTTGCCAGTTTGTAGGCATGGCGGCCCGTACATAACCGACAGCCGTTACCTTTGCTTTTATCAAAGCTTGTTTGACGGTATTGTACAGATCAACGCAGGTTTTCTCTTTTGTGCTTATTTCCTCTCCGGCTTCTATTTTTTTTTGAGCCAGAGCACCGATTTTTTTATATTCGAAATATGTTGATTCGCTTATTCCGGCAGCAGCTATTGAATCTTTTTCCGTATTTCCTGCCGATATCCACGTCATCAATTCTTTTATCTGTTCCGGAGTTATTGCTAAAGGTCTAGGCATTCTTTTCCTCCACATTATATTTAACGCCGTTCTTTTTTATTTTACATTTTTTATTATTTTCTTTAGCCCATTTAACAAATCTATAAACTATTACATCGCAATATTTTGGATCTATTTCCATGCCTCGCGAGTTTCGATTTAATTTTTCACAAGCGATTATTGTCGTACCTGATCCCATAAAGGGATCGTATATTATATCTTCTTCCTTGCTTGAATTAGAAATTAAGTAAGCCATTAAATCAACCGGTTTCATCGTAGGATGTTCCGCATTACGCGACGGGCGAGAATAATCTAGTATCGTCGTTTGCTTCCGATCCGCATACCACAGGTGAGCCGCGCCTTCTTTCCATCCGTATAAACAAGGTTCGTGCTGCCATTGATAATCCTGGCGCCCCATTACCATAGTCTGCTTTTTCCATATCAGACATTGGCGCACGTACAATCCGGATTCTTGACAAGCATTTCTAACATTAAAGCCTTCGGAATCTGCATGCCATATATAAAAGGCCGCTCCGGCTTTTATTATTTCTTTAGTAAGCTTAAATATATTTTCCAGGAATGTTTTATAATTTTCTTTTGTTTGTTTGTCTCCTTTTATTTTTAAAGCGGCTTTCGTTTTCCCGCTATAATTCACGTTATAAGGAGGATCAGTTATTAGCAGATCCGCCTTTTCCGTTTTCATTATTTTCGTTATTGCATTTTGATCTCCGGCATCCCCACATATTATTTTATGCGTCACCTTGCCTGTTGTTAATTCGTATATATCGCCTATTTGAGTTATGCAAGGAACATCTTCGATTATATCATCATCGCCAATAGTATCTTTTATTGCATTTGCATTTCTTAAAATCCGTATTAGTTCATTATCCGACCAGGGTAATCCTTCCCCGAAATATTCATCATTCATCTGCAATTCGGCCAGCAATTTTGCTAAATCTATTTCATCAGATTTTCCTCTTGTTTCATTCATAATTATAGTTAATGTTTTTGCTTCTTCATCGGTTAAATCCAGGACGTTTATTGAAACCTCTTTGAACCCTTCTTCTATAGCCGCCTTCCATCTATGTTCGCCATCTATTATTTCATAACGATCTCCGTGTATTCTTGTCGTCACGGGATCTACAAAGCCGAAACGTTTAATACTTTTTCGTTCAGCTTCAAATACCTTTTTTGTCATTTTGTTAGGATTCCAAGGATTGGGGTCTAAAAGATTTATAGGCACTTTTTTAACGTTCAGCTTCACCATTCCCTGGCTCCTAACTTGAGGGGGCTAATGCCCCCTCAGAATGATTTATGCGATCACTACAAAATCCGGTAGATATTCCTGGAGGTACTTTTTTATCCGATCTATGGCTTCGTACTTCCAACGCCCGCCGTCTGCCTCGAAAAGCGCGCAGGCAATCTCCTGGCCTTGTTCCTTCATGCGGAACAGCATCTCCGATTCCGGTTGTTCGATTTCCAGGAAGGTCCTGAATGGCCGAAGTTTCACCGATTTCGGAGCGGACTTGATCTCCGTTATGGCGCCGGAAACGCTCTTCTTAACCGTCGCTACCTGCGTTATGCCATCGTCTTCCTTGGTGATTCCGTTTTCTATCGTCACCTTGGAGACGAATTTGCATAGCCGCTCGTTGTCGTCCGAACCTGCGAATTGGGAATTCAGACGGATAATGAATTCCTCCACCGGCATGAATTTCCCGAATGGATATTCGGCTGTTTCGTCTAGCCCGGTAGCGATGTATGTATCGCGCCGGCGAAGCTCCGGGGAAAGCTCGGATAGGACGCTTACGGTTTTGTAATCTACGACATGGATGATCACCCCCGTTGCCGTAATTGCGTCTTGGTTCTTCGTGAGAAAATCCACGATTGCCGTTAGGCTATGCGTCTCGAGCGCTTCGGCCCTTGGCTCGAAGATCACCGGCTCGAGGTTTTTGGCCGAATATTGACGTCCCTCGATTTCGACGATGAACGAATCCCTAACCAGGGATTCGATTTTCTCGATTGCGTCCTTATCCATTATTCTCCCCCTGCCGTTTTCTTAAACGGCGTGACGTTGTCGGGCTCTATAAGCTCCGGCTGCTTGACGTCGGCCGTATACGCGGTGATCTTGGCGCCATCGTTTCCGAACAGGACGAATCCTTCATGCGGCTTGATCGGCGCGTATTTCCCGGTAACGGCGATTTGTGTGATTGCGCTTTCTCGCGTCTCGTTGGGCCGCACCTTGATCTTGATGGTGATCTCGCGTACTAGTTCCGCCTTGGTGTTTGGGTCGGCTATGTTCGCGAGCAACTTCTTGAGCTCGGCGTCGAATAGTTCTTCGACGGCTCCCGAGTTCAGATTGGCCAGACTGGCCTCTTGATAAGACCCCTGCATTCCTTCCTCCTCTAAAACGGTATGTCGTCGGTGAATGCTTCACCGCGATTCCCTTCATTCTGTTCGGCGCCCTTCGGGGTTTCGGCGCCTTTAGGAGCCAATGACAGATCGATCAGATTTATCACCATCTTCCGTTTAGTCTCCCCGTCTTTCTCCCAGGTTTCCTCTTCCAAAGTTCCCGCCACGACAACGCGTTTGCCTTTCAGCAAATATTGCGCTACGGCAGCGTATCGCTTTCCCCATCCCTTGCATTCGATAAACAGGGTCCGTTCTTTGCCTTGTGAAACATAACGGGAATTCGCTATTTTGAATTGCGTGACCTTATACTCTCCGACGGTTTTAAGTTCGGCATCGGCCACAACATTCCCTTCGAGTAAAATGGAATTGATCACTTTCCATCCCTTTCGTACATCGCTTGCCTTAGGTACATGCACAAATCCACGGCCTCTTGGTAAGCGTCCATCAATGCATCGCGGCCATTATGAGCGCGAAGTTCGATTCCGTATTTCAACTTTCCAGCATTTGCTCGAGCCTCGAAATCTTCTCGAACCAACTCTAAAATTATTTTTCCGTCACCCTTTGGCGATGGCTGTGGAATTGCAGATTTAAGCATTCCCTTTCCCCGCATATCGTCGCCGTAAGATTCGATAATCATCATCTTTCGTCCCGCCGAAGGCAACGAAATCGCATTTACCAGCGAGCCGGCTTACGACCGAATAATCGAACTTAGCCGAAAGTTCGGCCATTCCCGTGAGGTTCGTCGTTCCCACCAGGGCGATGCCTTCGCGGACGCAGGCATCGTAAAAGGCGAATACTTGGCTGCGCGCCCACTCCTTGTCGGTCTGCACTTTATCGAGATCGTCTATAACGACAAGATTGCACGAAAGAAGCGCTTCTATAAATCCGCGATCTCCGCTAGCCCGGATTATTTCGCCAAGCATGTCGGCCATAGCGACGAACCGCGCCTTGGCGCCCTTCTCGACCGCGTCGCGCATCACGGAAACAGCACACCGCGTCTTCCCGGTCCCAACGCCGCCGCACAGCACTATCCCGCGGCCATCGCGCCAGGCCTCCGATTTCGACCATTCGCAGGCGCGCTTCATCGCGTCGTTTATGGGCCCTCTAACCGAGTAGTCCCAATTTTTCCACGTTGAATCGCTTTCTACGCCCGGGACTCCCGCCGCCACAAGCGCCGCGCGGATGCCGCCGTCGCCAGCCACCTTTGCGCGTTCGACCTTGGAATCGGCCAAGCATCCGCAATCGGGGGCGTAGTAAAAGAATTCCCCAAGCAGGCCAACAATCACGTTCCCATTCTCGTCCTTAACATCCCCCGATACGTGCCTTTTAACCCATTCCCTGCCGCATTTGGGGCAGGGACCGCCCTTCTCTTCCATTTCGACGGCTAGAATATCTTCTTCCGGCGCCCCGGATCTGCGAAGGGCTAGCGCAAGACGGCGTCCGGTTTCGACGGCATATTCCTGCGTGATCGGCGCGGGGAACATCTTCACCACCTCAGATTGTTTCACGTGAAACATGCCTGGTCCATTCTGGCGAAGAATTCGCGGTCCTCTGGATTTACTTTGGGCGAAGCCTTTGAACTCACTATTTCGTCGTAATGTAGTACGAAGGCGGAAAATGAGCGTTCGCCGTTCTTGGCAAACCACCACGAATCGATCGAAAAGAACTTCCGAACCGCTGCAACCACCTCCTCCGCGGGGTGGCTACTAAGCAACTGCTTGATGTCTTTGAAGTCGCGCCCTCTCCAGGTCGGCTTCTTGCCGGTTGCCCGGCCGTATTCCTCCTGGAATGCGTCGGATACGGTTTGCTGGCTTCTGGCGACTTGGGAAATTGGCTCCTCGGGGATATTAAGACTTGTAGTATTAAGCTCTCTTGTAGTATTAGCTCCAAGTTTTCTTGGAGTGGGTGGTCCCGGTTTTTTTGGAGTGGCCACTCTAAGTTTTTTTGGAGTGGGTATCTCCGAACTCGGCGCGAAATCCGCCTCCGAAAGGCTTATTCGCCGCGTCGTTCCTTCGGAAGTCTTCTTATATGCGATTTTCACAAATCCGACCTTGGCGAGACTTCCGATCCATCCGGACACGGCATTTTCGGAAACTTCGTAAAGTTTTGCGAAATACGCATTTGATGCCCAACAGTACCCTTCCTTACCGGACAACGCGGTTATTTCGCCATACAGAAGTTTCGCATTCGCCGATAGTTCGGCGCAGTACCTTACCTTGGCCGGGATTATGGCGTAATATCCCGGTTTTTCTTCCGGCTCGTCGAATAGCGCTTCCGACATGACTCCCTCCCTTAAAAAAAAGCCCCAGGACAGCGCCCTTCACGCGCCGCCCCGGAGCAAAAACCGATACTTTTAGCGGGATGCCGTGAAGGGGCTCCCGAAAAATGAAAAAGCGTCCGGTTACTCCCCGCCGGGTGGCAACCGGGGTCCCGTGATGGTAAAGGACCACAACGGGAAGTAACTAGACGCTCTTGTATCATACCACCACCTGTCCCTTTGAGGTAGCCAACCTCGCACATACTGTAAGGCACTTTCCCTAACCTGTCAATGACTACCTGTCAACGACTACCCGTACCCGTACCCGTACCCGTCCCCGTCCCCGTACCCGTCCCCGTACCCGTACCCGTACCCGTCCCCGTCCCCGTACCCGTACCCGTACCCGTCCCCGTCCCCGTACCCGTACCCGTACCCGTACCCGTCCCCGTCCCCGTACCCGTCCCCGTCCCCGTACATTATTTCCAACCTTTAGCCTCAATTACAAAAAGAGGCTTTTGAGGAACGTCGATATCACCGAGGTCTTCCAAAACCGTCAATTCCAACGGGCCGTCCCGTAATTCTCCTAAACCTTTTTTTGTTCCCCACCGCCGGATACATTGAGCTTCTCCTAAAGTCTTTGCCTTGGCATCCCAAACCCCAACAAGTACCCACCCATACCAAAGTACCAGAATGCTTTTCATACTTTCGCTCCTTTACAGTGCTATCCATGCATCGGACATACGCCCGAGTTTATACCCGGAAAATCCTTAATAAAGGTATTTCGCCCTCTACTCTAAAACTGACCTCGGCTCCCTCGGTGAAAATCCCCTCATCTATAACCTTTGATGGTATGTATAGAGAAATGCGAGATTGCCTGCGAACGACTTTATATTCTCCGTAAAGACCACCGGGCCAAGGCGATACACCCGGATTGGTAACAAGAAGATCCTTCCCGTCCTTGAATAAAAGGACTTCGTCTCCGAAATCCATTTCCCGGCGCACTTCTTTCGGGATTGGGATAAAATGGGCGCTACCGCCGCGCACAACCTTTTTTATCGCTTCAAACTTCCTGTCCAACTTCTTCCTCCTTACCAAAGAATTCTCCCGAATTGTCGGGCTCGGGCCATTCTCGAGCCCGTTCTTCCCAGCAACGTTGGAGATATTGACAGTACATGCAATGCCAGTCCGAACGGTAAATTCTGCCGGCTTTCTGGAATTGCTCGCGGATCTCGCCCCCCTTTATCGCAACGGTATATGGCCGCTCCGGGAGTTCGCCGCTCGCGACGAGTCCCTCTATCATGCGGAAACGTTCGATGGCATTGCCAAAAACCTTCGGAGAAAATGTCCTCATCGTCTCGGCTTCTCCCCCCGGGAACATTCGCGACAGGCGAAATCCTTCTTCACCGACAGCCTCGAGACAGAAAAGAACTCGGTCCGCGTTATCGCGCGAGACGTACATCACATAGGCGCGGGATATCCCTTCCGGCGAAATGGCCGTCGACAGGGCAAGATAAATTATGGTCTGCATAAGGGCCGAATCCTTGGGACCATTGCGCTTTATTTCTCCCATTCCGCGCCCGAAAGCACTCTTGATTTCGACGATCGCCTTAGCCATATCGGAATCCGTTATGACGAGGTCCACGCGAAATCTTACCGGATAATCGAGGCCGGATATCGGAACTTCGCCCGACCTTACTTCTGTCGCTGCCGTAAATCCAGGCCACGCAACTGCGGTCACCATATCGGGATCGTCCGCCACGCGGCCGAGGCGGACTTGGCAGAGCTCATGGATGGCGTTGCCGATGTTGATGCGCCAGTATCCCGTCGCATCGATCGGATTTGTCTCGGGCGTTTTAAGCCATTTATAAACGATCTTTCGCGGGCAATCCGTCACCTCGCTTGGCCAATGCGCGTCCTTTTTACGTCCGTCGCCATACGCGAAAGTTCGTTCGATTAAGTCTATAATATTCGTCATAGTATTCCTCCAATCATCTCTTGTTGAGAGTTATGCGCCGTTAAGAATTCGCGCCAAGTTCTTTTTCTGTACGACGGTCGTGAACTTCGAAAGCTCCTCGATGAGCGCGAGCACCTTCGCCGCGGATGGTTCGGGCAGTCCGTTTCGCCCCGAGTCGGCGCCTATGTTGACCTGGACGGGCTCGCATCGGCGAATCAGATTGAGCATCGGCTCAAGGTCGAAATCGAGAATGGGTTCGATGGTGACGAAGCGGCGAAAGTCAGAAAGTCGCTCCATGCCTATAGCTCGGGACTCCGCGGGGGGAGACGCTCCCTTGCACGGGTAGAAGCGATTCGTCTCGATCGTGGTGCAGGTGACGACTCGCTTCTTCACGATCCAGTCATCGAGAAGAAATTTCGCCATCCGCATAGGGTCCTTGCTCTGGAAGAGGAACAGGCTTGAATACCAGTTGCATTTCGTCAGGGTGTCGATGATCCACTGGCGCGGGATGCCCTCGGCGAACATGTCGCAGGATGATCCGACAAAAATGAAATTACCATCGCCTAAATCGGTCTTTAGTTCGCGTTCATCGAAATGGAGTTCGGGTTGTTTCCCCCAGCGTTTGCAGTAACAATAGGAGCAATTATGCGGGCATTCTCCTTTGATGGTGTTAAAAGTATGGCTTACAAAACTATACATGTTCCCGATCGATTTATTTAAGCCCATCCTTTCCTTCCTTTTCGCCAGACCTATTATGTGCCGCCTCAACCTTTGGCCGGAGATGCGGGTATACCGCGAGGAACGCCTCCCACCCGTTGAGATGTTGCGCTACCTGTTCGCCCGCGCCGACGTGGCAAGAATCGCACAGCCGAAGTTTATTCCACGCCGTGTTGCTTCCCCCGGCGCCTTTGGAAACTATGTGCGCCATCGAACCGGGCTCCCCTTCCCCGAGCTTCCGCCCGCACGCTTCGCAGAACACAACGCGCCGACGGTATTCATCGTCGTCGGAATAATCGTCCGCTAATGGGTCGCCGCCCTGGGCCTTGAATCGCTCTTCATACCAGCGATGCCAATAGTCGGCTATGGATTCGGCAGACTCCATCTCGACGCCATGCTCGGCAAGCTCTTTAAACGTTCCCTCGATCAGCCGGCAAAACTCAAGTACGTTCATATCCTTCGACCGCTTCGGAATTGCTAATTTTGAAATTGGTCCCTCAATTCTTGGTGCGTATATTCGCAGAAGTTCTTCGTGAACGTCGTCTTCATGCCCGTGCTCCTGGAATATCTCCCACGCGAGGATGTCGACGAGCGCCCAATAAAGCGCGTTCTGATCGAGGCTGCGTGGCTTGTGGTACATCTTGAAGGTCACTTCGATTAGCGGAACGCCACGCCCCTTGCTCTCCATCTGTTTCTTCTTGGCGAGGTATTTTGTCAGGAACGGTCGGAGCACAGCCCGATCGGATTCTTCGATCTTTAGAGATACGTTGCCGCCCGACCCGGTACTGACGATCTTAGCCTTCATCAGAACATCCCCGCGTTAACGAGTTTCGTCAGGCCTTTCTCTATACTCAGAAGATCATCGATTCCCTTGGCTGCCTCGACCTTTCGTATCGTATCTTGAACAATCTCCTCGTCGATGGTCTTCATTCTGCGGCCTTCACCTATTAGACATTTAATCCTGGCCTTCGCATCGATTTCGGCCTGCGATACGACCTTAGGTTCGGGTTCTGGCGCGAGCGCGACTTCCCCCTTCCCCGATCCCCCAGGAAGGGCCCACGCCGGAAGAGTCGGAGGTTCCCAATTGAACTTCGTCCCGTCCTTCGTCTTGCCGCGGTACGGCCCTCTCCCAATCGTGGCCATGGCCGATTCCAGATTATAGAGATAGCGGCCGATGCCCCATTGAACTGCTGCCCGCTTCATCGCCGCCGACAAGCCGCCCTTTACGTTGGAATCTACGTCGGGCTTGCCGTCTTCCGTTAGCGATGTGTTGGCGGCGCCGTCCCACTTCGTGATCCATCCGCGGTCTCCGAGCCATATCGACAGGCCGCACATCACCCCACCGGATGGGCCGGCGGCGAACTCGTTGCGCCAGTTAGCCGGTCCAAAACATTCGTCTAGCCGGTCCATTATGGCCCGATTCGACACATACGGAATTACGATTGCCCATATCCCTCGATCCGTGGACCCGCAAGATTGTATTCGCCATTCTATTTCATCGGCGGCAAATGGCCGGGCCAATTTTGCGAAATTCGCATCATCCATCATATTGCTACTTCCAGCCTGCTGTGGTTGTAGAGATATCCCGATTCAAGCCACGAGTCCGCGCATTCGTCGGGATTTAGATTCTGGAGTTCCCTGATCACCGAGTCCACGGCCTTCGGTAGCCGCTCCGCAAAGAGCTTCCTAAACCTCTCGACAATAGCCTCTTCCGGCATCTTCTCCGGACCCCACGAGGCGATGAGATATTCCTCCCCGTCCTTCTTTCCCTTCACCCCTATGGCGACGGGGTCGGGCAGCTTGTCGTGAAAGCGGATGTACACCTTGGTAAAGTCGCCCGTCATCTTAGCCAAGCTTATAAGCCCAAGGGCCTCGACCGGCGGTATGTCGTGCTGGTACTCGTCTATAGAGGACTCCTCTGGACAGAGCCACTTCAAGGCGTTCTTGAGCTGGTTTGACATCTTCGGATAACCGAAGGCCACCTTCTTGCCCGCGGCCATCTTCTCCAGCGCCGAGAATCCGCCCTCCTTTACGAGACGAAGCCACTCGTCAGCTTGCTTGCCGTCGATCAAGTCCTCGTGGTCCTTCAACCTGTAATCCGTAACTACAATTTCCATAGTTTCCTCCTCAGAATTGCGTCATCCATTTCAGAAAATTGACTCTTCATGCTTCCTCCCTATTCCCCCGGAATCATTGCGGCGAGCGCGTTTTCGACGGATTCCAAAATTACCCCGTCGCGCGCTATCGATGGCGGGCAATCCTTTAGGACCTTTTGGGTCTGAAGGAGCGCGAGCCGATACTTTTCCGTCTGCTCGGCTAGATTCCTTTTAATCCAGAGCGTGATGCTTTCCTGATCATCTTCTCCGGATCGCATGAGCAGGTACTCGTCTACCCGACGGAGATCGTCTCGCAACTTGAGGATTGTTACCGACGCCTCATTCAGCCCGTCATGCATAATGCGAACCGTATGCTCGAGAAATTCTATGCCTTTGGGGTTTAGCTCTATCGGGCGCCCGCAGTAGCTAAACATTGGGTATTGCCTTTCCGATTTTTCCGCGATACCATTCATATTGACTTTCCTTCCTTCCGCCCCGCCTGACCAGCGGGGCATTTTTCTGACAAAATCGAAAACGGCGTATTCAGAAGTTCCTTCAATAGCGCATCCGCCTTTCGATACCAAATATCCGCCATCTCGGCTTTCCCGCTTTTTCTACACCTCCTTTCCGCATCCAGAAGGCGGCGAGTTTTCGTAACCATTTCATCGTATCGCGTCATTTTAGCCTCGCTAAGGTAAAACTATACGCCATGTTTCAACCTTTTGCAAGCGTTTTCTACCCTTTTTTTAGTCTTTTTTATCTCAATTCTCTTGACAATCCCAGGCGCTTAGATTATAGTATAAATAGATGATGAGCGCGGACGACACAGGGCGTCGGCTAATGGAGATTTGGTATGTATGCGAAAATACGGATGTTTGCGACTCACAACGATACTGATAAGTGGGCAGTGTGTGTTGATGGTTTTTATGGATTATATCCCGATAAAGACCAAGCTAGTCGGGTATACAAGCTAATTGGGGGCTATGATGGCGATGACGGGCTGGCCGAAACAGCATTTGGGTCGGCGGATATTCTCCCGCCACACTACGAGGCGCGGCGGTGGGATGGAAGTGAGCCTGACGGTGGATTTGATCGTTTGTCATTGCATCGTGCAATTGATATCGAAAATTATATCAAAAAAAACAAGTGCCGTGCCCTCTCACGCATGTGTGATTCTCAGAGTTCAGCCAAGGATCGGTTATGGTTTAGGAAGCTATTTCGGGCATAACGCCCTGACGAGCCGGTGAAATTCCGGCGAAGCCGACTACGGGCGGTCGGCGTGAGCGCGGACGACATAAGGCGACGGCTTGGAGGAGACCGAGATGAAACGAAGAGCGGAAAAAACCAAAATTGCGCGGATTTTTGAATACGTCGGCGGCTACTTTTGGTGCGATGCGGCCAGCGAAATCTGGGACGCTCGCGGACATGCCTACCAGACCAAAGCCGCGGCGATGGAAGCGGCGGCCCGCGGTGGATACCGCTATGCGATCGGTTCCGGGACTTATTGGGATGGCGTACGGGCTATCCCCGAGTATATAAGGGCTCGCGCCCGCTAATCCTTTCGCTTGGCTTCGGCCAGGTCGGGGCGTTAGGCTCGCCCCCTGATGATGGCCGAGCACGGCCGAAACCAAATTGAGAGGTATAACATGAACAAGACGAGCGCAATCTCCGAGACCATAAGCAGCGCGGCGAGAGAACTCGGTCGATTAGGACGAGCGGCCATGACCAAAGCCCAGGCCGCGGCGTCGCGCGCCAACGGCAAAAAAGGTGGGCGCCCGAAAAAAGCTCGTTCCCCAGCTCGCTACGCGATTAGCAACGCATCCGGCGTTTCCTGCGTGGCTTCTTCGCGTACGATGCTCGGCGCCAAGCGCGAAGCGAGCGCCCAAGCGACATTCGGCGGCGGAGACGTCGAGATCGTTGATCTCGAAACCGGGGAACGATGGCGCCGTGTTTTTTGGCAAAAGCTGCATTGTTTCGGCTGGGAGCCTTGGGAAGAAGTGGGCTAAGGGAACGACAAGTCGATCACGAACCCCACGCCGGCTCCGGCGGCCGCCCCCCACGGGACGCCGCCCCAGCCGGCGAACGCGTATCCGGCGAACCCTCCTCCCGCGGCGCTAGCGAGGCCTACGGTCACCTTTAGGAGCAGGATTTCCGCCTCCGCGCGTGATTTTAGCGCGCCTAAGGATTTGGACAATTCGGCCAACTCCTTTCCGCGCGTTATCAGCTCCGTCCTGAGCTCGTTCCAGTCCGGCCCCGACAGAGTCGCCGTGTCCAGCGGCCCCAGGACCGGAAGGCTTTCCGGGTCGTCCCAGCCGTCCGAAAAGGAAAACCGCGACAAGAAAAGCAACAGCGATAAGGCCAGAAATGATCTCTTGCACATCAGGGCTCCTTTTTGTTGGTGCCTTCCACCGACCTGTACGGCGGCTGGTCGGTTCCGGCCACCAGGTTTCCGAGCCCCTCGATAAGGTGCAGGAACGTCTTGATCACCACGTCATACCCGAGCTGCACGGTGGCCAGCGTCAAGAAGGTGACGATGGGCCATAGGAGCAACCCCGCCTTCAGCGTGGAGTCTTCCAAGACCGGCCAGACGACCGCGGCGGCCAGGCCAACGGCCACGGACAGCAGGCCCGTGATGAGCGGCCAAGCCCAGTCTTTCTTGGCCTTGACGGCCGCGACGAGCGCCCGCGCCCACTGCACGTCGCCGATCACGCCGAACGACGCGATCAGGATGAGAAACAGGATCGTGTTCATGATAGCCTCCTTAAACAAGGTCAAAATAGTTCGCACTCGGCTCGTCCGGCACGGACTTGTCCTCGATCAGCGCGTATCCGGTGTCGCTGAACGTGAACCGGTACTTCGTGTCCGGGACCACGTTCTCGGTCTCCACGAGGTCCATCTCCCAGTACCCGGCAGCGTTGGTGGTGGCGACCACCGCCAGGTTTCCCACGGCCGTTTTCGTTTTGTACTTGACGATGTTTAGTAACTGCGCCCTGACGGTTATCCCGGGAAGCGGCAGCCCGGACTCGTTGTACACGTAACCCCACACCGTGCAAACGTGCACGTCGTCGACCGGGCGGGCGAAAAACGAATACTCCTCGGTCACGCTGGTCAGCGTAGGGGTCGTCGTCCCTGCCGACGAGTGCAGGTACGCGACGGGCCTGACGTAGGCCCCGGCGCTCAATAGTGACGCGCAGTTCGCCGCCACCTCCGCCGCCGTGTTGCTCTGCGCGTAGCCTGAGCTGGCGGCCCAGGCCGTCCCGGTTCAGTACTTCTCGGTCCCATCCACCTCGAGGGTAAACTTGACGGCATCGCTCCCGCCCGCAGCGAGCGAAGCGGCGAACGTGGCGAGCGAGTCCATCCCGATCGTCCCGTTGGGTTTGATGGTGGGGTTCGTCGTGGAATAGACCTGCCCCGTGTATGTCACGGTCAGGTCATCGACGCTCATTTGGGACGCGCCCGCGTTGAAGACGATCGACACGACGAAGCTTGCCGCGGTCGGGCAGGTGGCTATGTTCGCGAGCACTGTGGCGATCGGGTTGGACTGCGCCCACGATCCGTCGCTCGCGGCCCACGCCGTGCCGGTCCAGTAGTGGCCGTTCATAACGAGCCGCGGAGAGTTGACCTCGGAATCGATCACGTTCGTGAGCGCCTGGATCGACCCGGCCCCGGAGTACGTGAACGCGGGACAGTCCACCTTGGACGTCTCGTATATGGTTTCGGACAGGACATACCCAGGGGTGTAATTCGCCGTGTGCTGAACTGAAGAAAACACTTCCACGTCGTCGAATTCCCCGTCGGAATTGGACAGGTCGTGCGCGGCGCCAATTCGAAGGTAGGATGGAGTGGTCCTGGTCCCGACGCCCGTTATGGTCGATCCGACTTGCGTGCCGTTGACGAATAGTCGGGTGGCGCCCGCGGTGAAGTCAAAGTCAAATTCGAACTCGTACTCCGTCCCGGCCGTTGGGCTCCACGCGGCCAAGGTCCCCTGGAATATGTAGCTTCCGGCGCTGTCGCACAGGCGCGCGGACAGGTTGCCGGTGATCGAATTGTGTATGATCTGAAGGCTATTGTTATCGCTCGCCGGGTTGCTGTACAGATCAAAAATGTACCTGTTGGTCGCAGGTATTCCGGAATAATTGGGCGTGTATTTCAGCCTTATGCACCCGACCTGCGTGTTAGGAGCGTTCCCCGCGGCGGCGTAGGTGACGTACTTCTGCGTCCCGCCCTTGAGGTTGAGCTTCCCGCCGGCGGCGGCCGCGCCGCCGGACGCGGTTCCGGTCAGGACGCCTCCGCCCCAGTTCCCGTCGACGCCGGCCGTGAACGTGGCCCCGAAGGTCGCCCCGGCCGCGCGCCTGTCCTTGGACCGTACGGCCCCTCCGACGAACTCGGCCCTCGAGCCGTCATACGTGAATCCGGCGTCGGACGTGAAGGGCTGGTTCCACGAGAGCCCGGGGGCGGCTTGAAGCTTGAGCCTGGCGAGCAGCCCCGTGAATTCGACCTTGCCGGAGTCGAACGCGAAGTCCGCAGGGTTGATGAAGTCATATTTGGTCGTTATCATGATGTCCTCACTTCTTTATCAGCGCCACGACTATGGACCCGACTATGTAGATGGCGGACGAGGCGACCGTCGACGCGGCTATGATCTGGGAGGACGTCAGTTCCTTCCTCACCTTGGACTTCTCCTTCACCTCTTCCTTGACTTCCTTCGTAGCTGCCTTGCCTTCGTTCAGCTTCTCGAAGATGGCGTCCAGCTTGTGGATCAGGTTGAGCTGCAGCGCCTGAAGGTCCAAGCGCAGGAGCTGCAGCTCCTTCTCAAACTCCTTGTGCTTCCTTTCATCCTTCTCGTCGTGCTCGGCGAAAAGCTCCTGGATCCTGAGCCTAATGGCGCCGCTCTCCGCCTTGAGCTTCTCATGTTCGGCGTCGAGCCTGTCGACGATCCGTTCAAGCTCGGCGTTAGTCATGAAGCTGCCTCAGCGCGTCTTCGATCAGTTCCCTATAGGCGCCGTTCATGACCTCGTATTCCCTGTTGATCTTCTCCAGCTCCTCGATGACGCGCCGCTCGCGCGCCCGGTACCGTTCGACGATGGCCTTGTAAGTGGTCCAGAGGCCCCACGAGAACAAGACATTGAACATGAGCCACCCGAAGGTGACCACCGACGGCCCCAGCCCGACGGCCATGATCGCGGCGGCCACCGCGACCGTGGCCGCGAGCTTCAACCCCCCGCGCTTCTGGTAAAAACCGTGGGCCACGCAGAGCAGGAAGCTTATCACCATCGCGCCCATCCCGAAGTATCCGTCGCCGTCGCTCCACAGGAAGCACAGGAACGAGAGCGCGGCCAGGCCGGCGACCTGTGCGACCTTTCCGAACACAGATTCCTTAAGCGCGGTGTACCCGTAAAGGACCGTTACGCCGACCATTATCGCATAATAGTGCGACGGCACGACGGCCTGTATGGCATACATGCCCAGGCACGCCATGGAAAAGATAAGGTACGCAAGTCCGACGCGCCGCTGCAAGCTCATTCCCTAAAACCAGAATCCTTGATTCGCTTCCTTCACGGAGAAGACCGCGGCGACGTCGGGATACTTGCGCTCGCGCCTGAGCAGCCATTCCCGAACGCGGGCGCGCTCCGCTTCCTGCTCGATCATGCCCTTATTGACGTCGTGCGCGAGCGCGCAAAGCAGGACCAGCTTTCGGCAGTACTTCTTTTTGGCGCGCATCCAGAACGGGACGGGCCACGGGAACAGGGTCTCGAGCCGGTCCCACTGGGACTGCCCGGGCCGGCGCGCGAACGCCGAGTCCTTGTTCTTGATCTCGTCCTCGAACTGCAGCTCGTTCGCGCGGGCGTAGTTCTTCCAGTTTCCGTTTCCGCAGAGCTGTGGGAACGCCTTCAATGCTTCGATGAGTTTCATAAAACCTCCTATTTGAGCATGTACAGAAGATCAGCATCCAAGGAGGGCTGCAACGTTTCAGCTATCCATGCCTTGGTGATGCTTTCCACGAACCGATATATGAACAGGTAAGGGCTGGTGACCTCTTGTGCGGCCGCCATGTAATTTCCGTCTAGCGTGAAGACTATTCCGTTTGGAGTGTTGGTGCATGGCAACGCGGGATCGCTGACTTTGATCATGGTTTCCTTGACCATCTTGTAAATGTAAATAAACGGAGAAGATCCGGAACCCACCACTAAATATTGGGAATCTGGCGAAAACATGCATCCCTTTGCGTTGGTGGCGGGGACAGTCGCAGGATTCGTAAGCTTCGTGAAGGTGTCTGCGAATGCGTTGATCTTATAGACCGTCACGAATGGCGTGGTGGTGTGCGCCACGGCAAGGTATAGGCCATTCGGAGAGAACGAACAGCGGTACCCTTGGGCCGCCGGCAAGGACCCTGGATTAGTTATTTTCGTCAGCGCAGGAGTTCCATCTATCTTGTATATTGTGACGAAAGGCGTGACTGCGTGCGCCACTGCTAAGTACAATCCATCAGGAGAAAAGGAGCATCCCCACGCGGCTCCGGTCGGCAACGTTCCAGGATTGGTAAGCTTGGTAAACGTGTCCGTTGACGTGTTTATGGTGTACACGGTTATGTACGGGCTTCCGCTTGAAGTCACCGCAAGCATGGTGCTGTCCGCAGAGAAGCAGCATCCTTGCGCGCTCACTCCGGGAAGGCTGCCTGGATCTGCGATCTTGGTGAACGTGTCGGTAACGTTGTCGATCCTATATATCGTGATATAGGGTGAAGCAGTGTGAGCCACCGCTAAATAATTCCCGTCGGAAGAGAATGACACGCCTATCGCGTTTCCGGGCGGAAGAGTTCCAGGGTCGGCAAGCTTGGTGTACGTTTCCCCGCTTATCTTGTAAATGTGAATGTAGGGAGATGCAGCAATTGCCACGGCAAGATACTTTTTGTTTGGGGAATATGCCACGTCATAGGACGTTCCAGTCGGAAGAGTCGCGGGATCGGCGAGCTTAACAGGAGGCTCGATCCTGCTGTATCCGCTACCCTTGTAGCTTAGGATAGTCCGGTCTCCCGGCTTCATCTTCATAAAGCCAGTCATCGCAGACGACGAATAAACGCCTTTCGTGGTCCATAGGCGGTTCCGATAGTTGATGCCGGATTGAGCGTCCGCTTGAGTTATGAAGCACCAAGATTCCGCATACAGTTCGATTCTTTGCCCTTCCGTCAAGGATGCAGGGAGTGTCACGGTGCAAGGATTCGTGATCTTATACCGCCCGGCGACGGTGAGCGTCGTGTCGGCCGATATAACAGTTTCAGCGGATGAATCGGCATAACCTTTGGTTGCGGCGTCCGCCGCGGCGGAAGGATCTGCCACCTGAAGCCTGCTTGCTGAATCGCGCCTGGCGATCGCGTAGGGGGTCGCCACTGATCCCACCATCTCGGGTGACTGCGCCGTGACGGTCACGACGCCTCCGGCCGTCACGGTGAGCGTCGCGAGCAGGACCTTGGTCGCGTCGCCGGTCGGGTCCGTGGGACCGCACGACAGCGTGTACGACGGCTGGCGCTCGTAGTTGTACGTCCCGGCCTTTTTCTTCCGGGTCCGAGTGCCGTTGGCCTGCGTGGTCTCGGCGTAGGACAGGCACAGATAGTTGGGGGTCGCCCCATCGGCCGTCGGGCTCATCGCGCCGCCCGTGTGTATGTCAAGGTTCGTCTGCGCCGGTAGGTAAACGGGCATCGTCTTGACGTCCGCGCGCGTGGTCGGGGGCACGGCCCACACCACGGAACCGTCGGTGACCACCACCGCCACGTCCGCGAGCGCCTGCGCCGCCGTTACGTTGACGAGCCACGCCGTCCCGGCGTATGAGGTCACGCCGCCTGAGATCAGAACCGGGAACGACTGGAACTGGCGCTTCCACTGCGCCGCGAGCTCGCAGAGGAAATGGAAGTCCCGGGAGAGGTCCTGGCCGTAGTAATAGTCGCCGACGGCGTACGGCAGGCCGGCGGGCGCCGCCGCGTCGAAGTCGTGGTTGTGGTGAAAAAGCATGGTCCCTCCCTAATGAATCTGCCCGCCGGGATAGACGACGAATTCGCCCCCGGAGACGTATCCCAAGAACATTCTGAAGTACGCCGGCACGACGTCAAGCTCGAGCTCGTACACGAGCGCCGCGATCTGCGCGGCTGTGAGCCCCGCAGTCCCGACGTCCACATAGACGTTCCCCGGGAGCTCGGGCTCGGTCCCCGTCCCGACGAGGAGGAGCCCGCCGATCGTTCCATCGCCGCCGACCGTGGCCATCCAGTCCGTCGGGTCGTCCGCCGCCCCGACGACCAGCCACCCGTACGACGACGTCCACACCGTGTAGATCGATGCCGACGCTCCGGACACAAGGTCGATCCTGGGCTTGACGTCGAGCGCCCACAGACCCCGGTTCGTCTGACGCGCGATCGCGGTGGCTATCTTCTCCCTCTTCACCGAGTCCGAATCGGTCGCCAGGAGCTCGGCCCCAAACATGTAGCCCATCTCGTCGAGACACGAGGACGGCGCGCGGCCGGGGTCCCGGAGGTATTCGAGGCCCATGGTCTCTTCGAGGGCGGACTCGAGGGCGGCGTCGACGTTGTCCGCAAGCGGCGCGGGGTCGCCCTGGTCCTTGAGCCACCGAGGAATCTGGTCTACAAACGGCAGCGGGAGCAGGCTTCTCATGGGATCTCCGAGAGGGTCAAAACCCCGTAGGTGGTGATCTCGTCATCCGCGCACGCGATCGGAAATGACGGCAGCGTGACGGTCATATAGTCGATCCCGTTCGTATAGCTCTGGATGAAGGTCGTCACGTCGGACGACTGTATCGTGTCCCCGAAGTCCCTCGGCCCGAAGATCGGGAGGGCCTCGACGAACTTGGCGACCTGCACGTAGTCGGGGACGTTGAACGTTTCCCCGAAGATCGCGTTGATTCTGGACACCGCGTAGGCGATCCCGTTGGCGAGGTATCCCGTGCTTATCTCCTTGCCTGCCTCGGAGAGGATGAGTTTCCACGCGAGGCGGAAGTACGGCTGCACCGTGGTCCACGAGTAGCCGGGAAGCATCTTCGCCGCGCTGGTGACCGCCACCGAGGTGATCGTCGCGTCCGTGAATCTCACGTCCATCGAATCCAGGATGCTCCGGGCGATCAGGTACGCCTGGATCGAAGCCTTAAGCGGCGCCGCCGGATTACCGCCTCCGGTCGCCACGCCCACGACCTGGCAGGACAGGGCCCCGTAGACGTTCGGGATCACCCGCGTCTGCGTTATTCCCCCGTACGCCAGGACGAGCGACTCGCCGTCCTCGATTGTGATGAACCGGTCGCGCGCCTTGAGCGTCCCGGGGGCTATTTCCTTCGCCGTCTGTATGTCGGACGGGTCCGCGCCTCCGGAGAACGCCGTGGAGTTGGAAACGCCCGAAACGTTCGCGTCCGTCCCCGCGTAGACGTTTATCGATCCTAGGACGGAGGCGTTGGAGTCCACCCCGCCGCCCGTAGCGTAGGTCACCATGACGTCGAACGCCCCCGGGATCTCCCCGTAGGTCCCGTTCCCGAACCTTATGAGCGAGGACTGATCCGTGTTGTAGACGAGCTGGTAAACCTTGTCGGTCGCCCCGGACTGCGCCATGTTGTCCACCCGCGTAAACGGGACGGAGTTGACCTTGACGACGAGCGTGTCGCGGAGGACGTTCAGGTCCGGCAGCGCGTACTCCTGCCACGGGGTGATCCCGTCGCTTGAGCCGGCGGAGAATTCCGCCTTCGAAAGCTGCTGGTAGGCGGTCACCGCCCCCGAGTACAGGTGGATGGTCATCACGCCGGACCCGCCTGTGATCGTCAGCGCGGTGCCCGAGTAGGCGTTGGCGGCCGTCGAGGCGAACTTCACGTGCGTCGCGTCGACCGCGATCACGTAATAGTCCGTGGCGAGCGCCAGCCCCGTCGGCAGGGACCCTGCGGTGGTCACCCGCACCTTCTCGCCAGTCGTGAAGGCGCGCGTCACGACGACGGCGTTCCCCGACGGCGGGTTGGCCGTGAGGTCCGACGTGTCGGTGACCGCGGTGAACGTGGCCGGGCCCCGCGCCTCAAAGCGCTTGGCCGCGGCGGCTATCGACCCCCGAGTGGTCGCCGCGAAGTCCTTGGCCAGCACGGTAAACGGGTACGTCACCGAAGCCGGGAAGTAGAACAGGAGCGTCCCCGAGGAGGTACTCTGCGGGGCGAGGTCGTACCCGATGAGGTTGCAGAGGTCCTTCACCGCCTGGCGGGTGAACGCCGTCCGGAGGTACGCGTTGTTGGCCGCCCCGTTGTTGATCATGGACATGACGTCCAGGACGCCCGCCATGACCCTCTTCCACCAGTCCGGCTTGTCGGCGAGCTCGGGGTCGGCGTTGATGTCGGCCAGGGCCGTGTTGAACGTCCTTGACGTGTACTTTATCGGGTTGGTCACCTGGCGCCTCCCATCGGTATGTTTATCACGGTCGGGGTCTGGTAGTCCGCGTACGGCACGCAGAAGACCTGAACCTCGAGGCCGTCGTCCCCGACGGGCGTGATCCTTATCGCGTCCTGGGAAGTCACCGCGCGCCGGTCGCGCGTCCCGTTCGTGCCGTTCGAGACCTCGAGGTTGCGGCGCGCCACCCAGGACGCTATGTCGTACCGCATGCCGATCTCGAGGCTCAATCCCCGCGGGAAGTTCTCGTATTCGGGCACGCCAGCGCCGAAGCTCCGGTCGTAGAAAATGGATCGCTTGTCCTGGATCAAGCCCTGGTTGAGGTCCGAGAGCACCTCGTCCCGGAGCGGGACCTGGCCGTAGTGGAAAAAGTAGTCCATCACCGCTCCTTGAGTATGAGCGCAAGCTGCGCCCGGTCCGCGGCGATGTTCGCGCCGTCCGCCGTCAGGTTCGCTATCGTGCCGGGGTCGAGCACGTACGGGGGCGAGGCGCCTATCGTGGTGAGCGCCGAGAGGTGCGTCACGAGCGTCGAGAGGTGCTCAAGGAGGCCGTCCAGCGTCCCGGCCAGGCTCGCGGCCGCGTTGCTGGCGTCGAACGTGCCGTCCGTGGAATTTGCGGAAAGCGCGAAGCCGGACGCTTCGTCAGCCGCCACGACCTCCGTGGTCCAATCCGCATAGGCTGAGGGCTTGCCCTCCTTCACGTGCCCGAGCTTGGGGCCGTACACGGGCCGCGCGGGGTCCCCGCCCAAGAACCACACCTTCACCCACGATCCCACCTGCGGGACGACGAGCCCTCCCGACACGTATTCCGGATCGCACCACGGGCCCTCGTCCGGGGTCATCCAGCCGAGCGCCGGAACCGTGACGTGTACGCGACCGCGCGACAGGGAATCCGCGACCTCGCAGACCTGCCCGTCGTAGGCTCGCATGTAGCGCGTCTCCTGCCCGATGAGGTCCTTGATTATCCCGTAGATGCTGTATCGCCTGTCCATGGTTCAGCTCGTGCTCGGATAGAGAAGTTCGCCCGTGGGCGAGAACGAATACGCGTCGGCGACCTCAAGGTCGGTGAAGTACCCAGACGCGTCGATCTTGTGCTCGGCCTTCCGGACCCACCACGTGCGGTCCGCGGCGCCGACCCGGTCCGGGAATCCCGCGCCGAACGTCGCCACCAGTCCTGCGGTGAGCGTCGGGTCCCCCATCATGCTAGCGTTCACCACGATCCCGGAGCCTTGAGGGGCCGTCGAGACCGAGTCCTCGACAAAGAACCGCTTAACTTGGGCGAAGTCCTTGGCGCTCAGGTAGTCCATCAGCATCGAGGTCCTCGTCGTGACGTCGTG